GCTGCTCGGCAAGGCCGCGGGCCGGATCAGAAGACTCAGAAAGCGTGACCTGCGGAGGCGGGACAGAGGGGGCTTCGAGCGTCACATCCGGCGGGGCAGGTACGGGAGAGTCATCTTCGCCCACCTCACCGAGCGATCCGATCTTTTCTTGAAACGCTTCTACTGCGTCGGCAGTGACGACCGATTCGCCTTCGTGGATGCGAGCGAAGCCGCCTTCTTCTACAAATCCGCCCTCCGCGGCGCCTGGCAGCAATTCCGTCAGAATGCCAGTGAAAGAAGAGGCTCCGGCAACTTGCCCAAAGCCAGGGATTAGCGAGATGGCTACCTTCAGTGCAGCCGCCTGCGCCACCGCTGAGACGAGCTTGCTGATGACTCTGCTGAGCGCTTGTTCGATCGTCTGCCCGATCTGCTGAAACGCCCGGCCCACGCGGGTTGTGGCCGTCTCAGCCTTCTCCAGCTGGTCGCGCAGGAGGCTCATCCGCTTGCGGACCGCAGCAGTTGGTTTTTGCTTCTGGAGCTGCTTGAGGCGCTGCTTGAGACGCTGCACGCGGAGCTCAGCTCGCTTGGTGCTTTGAAAGAGCGATGTGAATGCCTGCCCAATGCCCCGGCCCACGTTGGAAAGCCCCCTTCGAAGCACGTTCCCTACGCCCTTCTTGATCTTGTCCAGCGCGTTTGCGCTTTGTCCTGCGTTTTCGAGGCTCTGTCTCAACTGTTGTACCCGACCAATCAGCGCCTGAAGGCGTTGGCGCTGCTCAGAGGAGGTCGCGGACTGAAACGCGCCCCTGAGGGTCCCAAGGGCAGACTCAGCGTCATTGATGCTCGTGATGAGACCGCCCCGAAGTGCCTTCTGAACGGACTGCACTGTAGAAAGCTGGTCCTGCACTACGCGATCAGCCGTGCTAATCAGCTGGTCAAACATGATGCCTTGCCACCCCCCTTGTCCGGCTTCTTCCAGCTTTGGGGTCAGATCTTGAATCGCTCCGAGCACCGAGTCTTGGGCATCAAATTCACCAAGACCACTGATCATAGACTCTATTGATTGACCGCCCTGCCGGGCGCCCCCTCCGCCTCCGCTCCCCAAAAGACCAAGGGTCTCTAGCATCTGGTCGCGCAGCCCTGCAAACATCTTCCCGATGTTATCCGCTGTGGTAGAGGCGGCTTCTAGGGTCGCGTCCCCAACGCCCGACGCGGCATCTGAGAGATCTGAGAGGGCCTGCTCGCCCTGCTGCTTCGTCTCTTCAATAGACTGCCCAAAGAGGCCAAATTGCACAAACGTGCCCTTGATGGACTGCTGTAGCTCACTGAGCCCCAAGGCGCCCGCCAGATCTCCAGTTGAGCCAATGATAAAGTTCAGAGCACCCTGGAACGCCTTTACTACACGCTGCGCCGCGAACTTGAAGAAAGACGTGATCACGTCGGCCGCCCGCCTCGCCAGCGAGCCGATAGCCGAGAAGACGTTCCCCAGCGACTCACGCAATCCAAGGAAGTTCGTCTCCACAATCGCGGCCGCCCCACCAAGGGCGGCTATGCCAGCCCCAATTGCCCCGATGGGAGACAGCAAAGCCCCAAAGCCCGTGGCGACTGCGGGGAGAATAGACGAGGCGAGGGTGGAGAGGCCCACAAGTAGCTTCCCCCCCACGTACAGCGCGGGTGGGATGGCCACGGCGAGCGCCCCGAACGCCTTCGCGTTTCTCCGGCTCTGCTTATCTAACGTGCGGAAGTTCGAGATCAGCTCCTGCGTGGAGCTAATCAGGTTGTTCGCTGCGGGCAAGAGCTCATTGCCAATCTCAATGCGAAGCTGCTCCAGCCCCGTGCGGAACTGCTGAAAGCGAAAGTTGAAGGTGTCCTTGGCCTCCTGAAATGCTTGGTTTGTCGCTCCGGTGGACCGTGACAGCTCATCAAAAATCTGTCGCGTCTGATCAGCGTTCTCACCTGTGAGCTGAAGGGCAGCGCGGGCAGCGCGCTCATTTTGGAACAGGGTCGACAGCGCCTGAGAATTGCCCTGAAACTCGTTTTTGAGAAGGTCCAAGACGGCAAGCAATCCATCATCCTGTACGGCTCGCCGCAAACCAGCCGCGCTCCTGCCGACGCTCTGAAGTAGTTGTTGAGCATCTTTGGAGGGGTCCTGTATCTGCCGCAGCAGCTGGTTGAGAGCGGTGGTCGCTCGCTGCGCGTTCGCCCCCTGTCGGGTCATGGCCGCCATTGCCGCACCGACTTGCTCAAACTCAACGCCAGCTTGAGCGGCCGTGGGAATCACTTTCCCAAGCGAACCAGCGAGCTGGTCGGGCTGCACCTTTCCCTCCCGAACGGCGGCAGTAAGCACGTCGGTCGCCTCTGCCGCGGACAGCGCATCCTGCCCAAACGCGTTCATCGCCGACGTCGCCGCGTCGGCCACCGTTTTTGTGTCTCCGAGCCCCGCCGTAGCCGCCTTGGCACTCGCCTGCAGCGCGTTCAGCGCCTTTTCGCCTTCAAGTCCCGCGGAGGTAATCTGAAACATTGCGTCCGCCAGTTCGCGGGGCGACTGTGCCACTTCTCCAGACAGAGCAAGCACCTCCTGCTGAAACGACTGCACCTGCTCTTCGGAGAGTCCCACAAGCCCCTCGATCTTGCTGAAGCTCTCCTCAAAATCTCCCGCCGCCTTGACGGCTGCCCCGCCCGCCGCGGCGATCGGGGCAGACAGACCAAGGGTTAGGTTGCGCCCCACCGACTCCATCTTCCTGCCTATCGATTCCACGTGAGAAGTGGCCTCTTCAAGTCCCTTACGGAGGCTGCTTAAATTTAAACCTAGAGAAATAAATATACTTCCAACCTCTGTTCCTTGAGCCATATCAGGAACTTAGCGATCTAATTCTGGTATCTAATATGGGATGTCAAAGGCCCTATCGATGCTATTAATTTCACCCCGGCGTGGTTGCACAGCCAGGCTAGCATCGCCTCCTTTGACCTGTGCAATGCGTCGGGGTTTTCTTTTCTAGCGTCATGTCTGCTACTAAATGCGTCGCCTGTGGCAACGAGCTATCCGAATCACAAAATAAGGTCTGCTCGCATTCATGTGCTGGTAAGCTGAGCAGTGATGCGCGAGAGACTAAACCGAAGGTCACGAAAACCTGTGAATGGTGTGCCAAAGACTTTAAAGTAGATCAACACAGGGAGGATACAGCACGGTTTTGTTCGCCTGAGTGTGTTGGTCTTAGTGTTGGAGCAAAAAGGGAAAAAACGCGAGTTACGCTCCAATGTGAATACTGCAGCGAAGACTATGAAGCTCGCCCAAGTCGTGCTGATGAATCTAAGTATTGCTCTCGTAGCTGTAGTGCAAAGGATTACTGGGAGAACTACTCACCACCCGAGCGCCGCACCTGTATCAAGTGTGGCTATGAAGGCCCGTCGGAGGATTTTCCTAAGGGGAATCAATGCACAGATTGCTTGACCAATTACAAACGTCAGTGGTACGAGAGACAAAAGGAAAAAGGTGTGACTGTTGACTGGCAAGAGTGCAGCCAATGTGGACAATTTTTACCTGCATCATGTTTTACAAAATTTAGTGGTTCAAAAAGCGGTCTTAACTCCCGGTGCCAAAGATGTTATCGACGGCGGAAGCGATGGCGATACCATCTTGATCCAAATGTTCGGGAGAGGATGAAAAAGTACGAAAAGAAAAACCCTGGCAAGATAAAAGAGTGGGCGAAGAATAGCTACGAACGCAAGAAGGACGACCCCGAATTTAAGCGGAAACGCCGCGTGGAGGCAATGGAACGGATTGCGCGAAAACAAAATGCTCCGGGTGAATACGACTCAGAGGATATTGAGGCACTTTGGGAAAGACAGTCGGGGCAGTGTATGTATTGCAAATCCTCGCTCGGAGACGATGCCTCCGATGAAGAGTACCAAGTGGATCACATTATTGCCCTTGCAAGCGGAGGGACTAACCGAATACAAAATCTTCAACTTCTCTGTTGTGACTGCAATAGGTCAAAAGGTGCCCAGAACCCGAATGAGTATGCGAAAGAACACGGCCTGCTCATGACACCCAAGCCCGGCGAACACAAGTCTTCTGTTCGTGAGGAGGAGGTCACTTCTGATGAATAGTGAGGTCTTCAGTGATATTTTTTTTGCGCATCACCCGCCGCTTGAACGATTCCAGTTCTTGGCTCGTCCCATTCGCCTTCCGAGTGCCGCCATGCACGTCACGCAGCGTCACCTCGTCCTCCGCCCACGCGTTGAGGAGCCAAAGCATTCGCCCGTCTCTACGTAGCTCATTTCGCTGATGCGCCTGCGTCGTGAGCGTCCACTCGTAGAGGCTCATCCGGCGCGCCTCGCGCAATGACGCGCCCGCCTGGATCACTCGTCGGTAGTAATCTTCGAGGGCAAGTTGTCCTCCTTCGACTTTCCCACTATGTCGTCGGTGGCCTCATCATTCAGGCGGCTCATGTGCTTATTGATTGGTCCAATCAACGCCGGCGACGGCGGAAACGATAGCACCTGTTTCACGTCGCGCCGCGTGAGGTTTTGGTCGAACACGAGGAAGCCGATCCACACCAGATTCGCCACGGCCTCAATGCCGTCTGCTACCGTCCCATCTTCTGCGACCGATTTTTTCAAAATCTCGCCCGGCTCAATGCCGTGCTGTTCGCGGGCGAGCTCAAAGCTTTCGGCCCCCAAGTACCACGGGCGCTCCTCACCGAGCACCTCGACGGTAATGGTGGAGGGGTCGTTTTCGTAATCCGGATCAGGGAGAAAGTCGCTCATGTGTCAGTACTTCGTTGGTTAAGCAGCGGAGTAGACAGTGCGGTCAAGAGCCCCGTCCCCGGCTAAGTCGAACTCCATCTCCAGCGGCTCGGCCCGCTCGGCAGATAGATTAATCTCCTCGACGAGCGTGTCGCCTTCGTACTCGGTGGAGCCGTCTACCGGATCGGACCCGATCGGGTCGCCCTCGATGTGTTGCATGTTGGCCGTGACAGTCGTCTCATCGAACCATGCGTCCAGGATCGCTCTTTGGCCAGTGTCGAGGGACGCGTAATCTAATCCAATCACACCGTCGTGCTGGAAGTCGATGTCGACCTCTACGTCGTCGCCCCGCTCTGGCATGTCGATCGTAAGGTCGCCAGGACGAAGATCACCGGAAAATGTGAGAGTATCGAAGTCGAGCGTGAAGGGAATTGTGTTGCCATTCTCCTTCGCCGTTAACACCTCGTCGAGGCCCGCCCCGTCGGTGGTGGTTGGGTCTTGGTAGAACCCCGAGGCGCTGACGTCGAGATTCTTCTCGGAAACCGTGATCTTTCTCCAGAGCGAATCCTCGAGGTCGCCCCGCTCGGTAAAGCCGTTGCTGAAGGTTGCCTCCAGAGAGGTAAGGCCAAGCAAATCGGTTCCGTTCAGCGACAAGCTCGCCACGCCGTCGGCCCCGACCGCGTTCTCTGAATTGTTGTTCTGCAGGATCGTCCCACCGGTCACGTTGAACTCCTTCTGGCCCTGCTGCGTCGCGCCCCACTCTTGGTCTTCTTTTTTCGCCAGCTCGTTAATGCTTTCTGGAAGCTCTAGTGACGCTTGCGTTTGGGCAATGAGGTAGTTTGAGCTAACATCAACAACGAGATTTACAGCTTTGATATTGGACATGGCTTAGCTGTTGGTTTGGGTCAGGTTGTCGTTTGGTAGAAAAGCCGCATGCGGACGAGGATCTCGAAGAGGTTGCTTTGGGCCCCGGACAGAGCCTCGCCCGACACGTCGGCGAAGTCGCGTGTATAGCGGTGGCTGAGGCCGTCCGGCTCGGGAGGGTTTTGAATGTCGGTGACGCGCGTTTTGACCTGTACGGCAAGCTCCTCCGCCTCAATGAGGTCGTCAGAGACGCAACGCACCTCCAGGTCGAAGCCGATGCCGTATTTGTCAAGCGACTCGAAGGTCTGGGCTTCATCTTGGCTGCCGCCCAAGATCGCATAGGGCACGCCTGGATTCCGCTGCTGCGGGACCGTGCGCGTCCAGACGCGCCCGTCTGAGCCTACACCAATCGCATCCAGAGCATCCTCGACGCGGGGCTTGACCTCTGCCCACACGTCGGTGTGGATGCGCGGAATGTGGGTGTCGCGGACGGCCATGATCCTGCGCTACAGCGAGCCGAAAAGTCCTGTCACCTTTTTAATCTCGCGCTCGAACTCGTCTTTGTGCTTCTTCCAGGCTTTCGTCATGTAGCGTTTGCCCTCAACCCCTTGGGATGAAGACCCGAACTCCTGAACGGCCGCGTAGTCTACATTTGCCCCGGCAATCTCGCCGCCTGCCACGACGCGAGCCGCTAGCTTTTCCAGCACCGGCTGAATAGAGGCGCGAAGGCGCCCAGTGTCAACAGGGGCGTTTCGTTTCGCATCTCGTGCAATTTTGAGCGCAAATCGCGCAATCACCTCCTCAACAGCGGCCGCGGTTCCTTCGACTTGGAGCGTCAGGTTAGCTTTCACCTCTCCAAGGTCGGTCTCATCTACGTCGATCTTGAACTTAGCCATCGGGGTCGAGGAACGCCTCAGCTTGCATGAAGCGGTCGCGGCGGCCTGTTATCTTTACCCCCTCCACCCACCACAGGCGATCGTCCCAGCGAAACCGGCTCTCGGTCGTCACCTTGTCCCAAGTGCGCATCGTGATCGTGATGCCTTGGCGCGGCTCGTCCCGCCCGGCACGCCGATCTCGGCTTCCTGCGTCTTCTTCAATTTTCGCCCGCCGCGTCCCGGTCTTTTTATACTGGTCGCCTTCCGGGGCGCCCCAGTCGGTTTGGGACACTTCCGCCGGATTTTCCAGCGTGACCGTCTCGGTCATTTGGCCGGGGTCGATGCTCATTCGTCGGCGGGCTCTGTGTCGGGGGTGCTGTCCTCTTCTTCATCGGGCACAGGGATTACATTTGGCGTGTGGGCGAACTCCCCTTCGGGTGCGTCTACGGTGTCCGTCTCGGCATAGTCGTAGTACCCTCCTGTCACTTGGCCGCGGACGGTGCCCTCATCAAGTGTGAGCTCGTAAGTCGCCATTTCGTTACCGGATTGTTCGCGTTAGTTCGCGTAGGCGGGTCTTGGCGTTTTGGGGAAGCTCGTGGACAGACGTTCCAGCCTGCACATCGGAACGGTGGTCGTACTCGGTCGTCACGGCCCGGCGGATCGCCTGCTTGCCACTTGCTGGCATGTCGCCGTGCGACCACCCGGCCTCGTACTCGACGCGCATCAGCTCCGCGCTGCCGGCGACGGCAACGCCCGAGTGCAGCTCTGAGCCCTCAAGCCAAAAATCCGACGCGTCCCGGCTCCGCTCGGTGCCCTCCTCAACTGTGGCGACGCTTGTGAGCTCGTTGGCTGGTCGCCGGGGGAGGTCCACTATTTGGGCCGGGCCGCGAATGTCAGCAGTTACCGTCCCTGTGATGAGCATGAGCCCAAAGGTGCGCTCCGCCCGGTCGAGTGCCGAGTGCACAAGGCTTTTGATAAGGGAGTCGTCTTCGCCGAGCGAATGTGCGTACTCCTTCGCGTCGCTCAGTAGCTTCTGCGCTTCCGTATCATTTCGGCTAGACTCGACGCGCACCACTTCCCCACCTGGCGTCTCTGAGGCGGGCGGTGTCGGGTCAAGCCGATCCGACAAGGTCGTATAGCCGGTCGTAGGGCGTGTCATCGGTCACGAGAGCTCTTCGTAGCGGTCTTGCGCCTCTTCTTCCCCACGCACCTTGTCGACGACCTCGCCCCCGACGCGGACTTGATACCATCCGCCCCCAGTGTGCTCGGTGCCGTCGTTGGGGGTTTGGGTATCGCCGTCGGAGGGGTCTGGCTTCAGAGGGCGCGTCTTGTAAAACCGATCAGGCATGTGCTTTATCTCGCCTTGTGGTAGAGTCTGATGCTCGCCTTCTTCCCACCGGCGATACGAGCCGGTCACGGCCCCTCGCGTTGCCCCTGCTTTCTGGAATCGGTACTCGACCTTCTCAGTCATCTAGCAATGGCCCTGTGCCCCACCCTCTCGGCGGGGCGCGGCCTACTGGACTACTAGGCTACGAGGCGCCTACAGGCTCACGTCAGCGTTTAGCTGGCGGCCGTGGTGTACTTCGTGAAGGCACTGTCCGAAAGGTCATTCCGGTCTACGTCCCAGCGCGCCGTCGCGCGGATCGCTTGGGCGTCCTGCGTGGCGAGGTTGACGTCGTTCCCGCTGGAGTTCTGGACGATCCCTTCCCGAAGGATGTCGATCGTCACGTCCCGCAGCACGGCCATGTGGATGTAGCTCAGGTCTCCAGCCGCGCCGAAGGGCGTGTCCGCTCCAGAGTTGGACGAGCCCGGAAGCGCCTCACTGAACTCCACCACCTCCGGCAGGTCCTCGCCGAACGGATACAGGATGTCGTCTCCGTCTCCGGTCATCTGGTGGAAGGTGAACATCAGGAAGGGATGGAAGAAGGTCTGTGCCTCCGCGAAAAGCTCCGGGTTCAGCTCCTTCATTCCATCAAGCCACGCGTTGTACCCCAAGTCGTCGAACTTCGTATTGCCGGAAGCCAAGACGAACTCGTTGATGCTGGAGTCCTCCAAGAGCCCAGTGATAGAGTGGTACGAGGCCGTGCCGTCGGCGGTAAAGACCGTTTCGTCTTCAGCCTTGGCGAAGCCTACGCCCATCGCTTCGACGACATTGTCGACGTACTGGGCGCCGACCTCCTCGTCCATCTCGCTCGTGAACGGGTGGATGCCGCCCCACTTCTCCGGGCCGAGCTCCACGTTTTGGGTGGTGAAGGACTTGCCGGAAATGGCGCTGTTCTCGTTCACCGCGTCGACTTCCACAACGCCCTGTACACCCGGCACCTTGACCGTTCCTTCGGTGATGTTGAACACCGTCACATTGTCGCGAGCCACGCCGACCTCCTCGCGGATCGCATCAATCCGGTCGGCAACGGCCGTCGGCAGGAAGGGAACGCCCTCGCTGTCGGTCGTGCCCGCCCGTCGGCGGTACTCGTCGTACATGCCCGCCTGCTCCATGCGATCCACGATCCGGGTCGCCTCTTGGTAGTCCCGTCGCGTGCGGGCGCAGAGAAGTTTGTAGGTCTGGATGCACGCGCCGGTGTACCCCTGCATGTCGCGGGGCATCCCCACGCGGATTTCGCCGCTTTCCTCATCCTCTTCGATGAAGTCCTCCTCAGCAATGGACAGGTCCTCTACGTCGTGGCGCACATCGTACTCGCGGGAGAAGTCGAGCTCGGGCTCGCCGTCGGCGGCTCCGTCGCCCTGCAGGCCACGCTGCTCGTCGGAGAGGAGCATGAAGTTGGCCGTTGGGCTCTCGCCCTCGGTGCCCTCGCCTTCCATCTGCTCGCGGACCTGCTCGGCAACCTCCTTGCCGTACTGACGGATCTGCTCCTCCGTCATCTCGGCCACAGGCTCCGCTTCGGTGGGTTGCTCTTTAGAATCACTCATTGGTTTGATTGGCTATTTACGTCCGGTTAAACGATCAATGTGATCTTCAGCGGCACCGACCATCAGGCGTTTTGCCTCATCGGCCGAAAACCGCTCGGTCGCCTCGCTTCCGGACTCTTCACCTGCGTCACCGCTTGCTGTAGGCACTGCGCTGTCTCTCGACTCTTCAGCACCGACAGGCGGTGAGGCGGATGCGCTGTCCAAAATGTCCTTCACTTCTTGCTCGGTAAGCGTGTCGTGTTCGTCTCGGATCTTCTCTGTGGCGACATTCGCCACGCGCTCGGCAATCGTTTCGATGTAGCCCCTGCTCTCGACCAAAGCGGTCGGGTTGGAGGGCACAGATACCATGCTAAACTCGACCAGCTCCCACTCGTCTACCACCATGACTTGCTCCCCGCCCACGGTGTCCTTCCGCTGATCAAACGGCCGGAAGCCAATCGAGGCGGCGTTGACAAAGCCCTCCTCTACCTTTCGCTCAATCTCGCGAGCAAACTCGTCGTCCTCGTCAAATCGGACCTGGGCAAACAGGGCGCTCTCCTCGGTGCGGATCGACTCGGCGCGGCCGATGGGCACGCTGCCCCGAACACCGTTCCCGTGCTGCCACATGACGACGGGGTTGCGCTCGTAGTTTTCGGTCCGGGCGCCGGACGGCATGACCACGGTGCCGTGTCGGTCGATGTCGTCGTTGTTGATCTCGACGGTCACGGTGCCTTTCTGCCGGTCCTCCTCCGTCTGGCGGACGCGCACCGGGATGGAAGCGTGGTGCTCCTGCGTTTGGCCTTGAGAACGGGTGTGGACAGTCCCAGCGGTCTTACGTGAGTAACTCATTTCATTACCCCCCTCATCGCCGCAGGCCGACATCTCACCATTCTCACGCAAAACCTCTTCCATGCGACCGATATTTTGATGCATGTTCTCCACCACGCCACGGAGTGTCTCCAGCATGTCTTCGGCATCAGCACGGCTTTCTGGAAGCTCGTCAATGATCGTGAGCGCCCCGCCGCGATGAGCAGTAAGCACATCGGTTTCCTCCCATTCCCCATCCGCATTTATGTCGTACACCCGTACGCCGTATGCCAGGTCATCTTCGCTTCCCTCCATGGTCGGCCCCTCCGGCTCTGCGCTGATCGTGCCGCTCATGGCGACCTCCTCAACCTCACCGTAGGCCGTACCGCCACTCGCCTCCCAGCGAACGCGGTCGCCTACCTCAACCTCGTCAGGATCAGCTCGTCCGTCCATGATGGCGCAAAATCGGGTATAAATGAGAAAAGGCGGTCCCGGCGCGAGCCAGAACCGCCTAGAGTCTAATGCCTAGAACGTCGTGCTACCTGTGGTAGCAACTGAATGTCTGCTGTTCTTTACTTCCGTACGAGGACAAGTGTTTCAGGCCTTCTCTAGGTCCCCGTGCTCGATGGGCAGGGCACATAGCCGCCCGTCACTATCTCGCCACAAGCGGACCTCCTGTCCTGCCTTAGCGCGCCGCGCCCACTGCGTCACGGCCCGTACCTCCTGAGCAGTCAGGTCCGGCAAGCGCTCCCCCGCGTCGTATGTTGGGGCTGACTTACCCATCACTAAGCTGTGCGGAATATGAGTTGTATTTGTCAGCTGCCGCAATTGCCTTTTTGATATCAGTGAGAGTTACCCTCCCAAGATTTCTCGTGTCTAAGAATACACCTTCATGGGAAGTGATGTCTTCTAAAAGGTCGCGTACTGTGAGCTCACCGTCCTTGTAGCTTTTGCCTGATAGATTTTCTTCGCCGGTTGGGGAAAATCCCAATCTTCCAGAACCGTACAGTCCAGAAAGTATGTTATGTGCACGGCTCGGCAAAGACAGTTGGTTGGCAGGGGCATCTAGGCCGTCCTTGCTTATCCTATAGCTGGTGCAGTCATTAGAGATTGGCCTGTCCCCTACCTCCCAGCCACACTTTCTGAGAGTTTCGACCATCCATCTTTGCACCTCTGATGGGGGAAATGAGGGCTTTTCAGTATCACTCATTGCTATCAGCGGGTTATGGCAAATTGCTAAGTTCTGGTTCGGTCAATCTACTGCTTCAAGTCTTCAAGCTCATCCTTCTTCTCCCTGAGTTCGTCCTTCAAGGCACGCACGCGGTCGTCTTGATCTAGACGCAAAGGCGAAAATTCGTCGAGCATCGGTCAGTTAAGGAGATGAGAGAAATCGCGGCTTGAGAGCTCCGATTGGCGCCGGGCGTAATCCTCGGCATCAGCACTTGAAGGGGCGTGCTGATAATTATAGCACGGGTGCCGGAGTACCCATACGCGGGTAATCCATTTTCGGTTGATCTTTCGGTCGAGAGGATCGTCTCCAAGCATCGGATTGGGCAATCTGTGAGAAGAGTGAGAAGTCCTCCAACCTTACACAATACTATGTCATCGTAATATCTGATTCAGGAACGTCCTCACGGAACAGGGAGGCCTGCGTACAACGGCACTGGACAACCTCTTTAGCAGGTGCCCCAAGACTCACATCCCCCGGATGCTGGAGCCGGTGGCCTCCAACTTGGAATGGAGACTTCAGTGGTACGATTTGGCCATCTGCCTCAACGTGTGTGGGGCGCACCCTTGAGTCTTGAGCCGAAATCCACTCTTTCACCATTCCCACCTGCTGCTCGGACTGGAACCTCTCGGCCGCGACCTGCGATGCCCGATTGCTCCCTGAGATCACTTCCGTCCGGGCCGTCACCTCCGCGCGGCTGCGGGTGATGCCCGCGATGCGGTCGTTCATCTCATCAGCGATGCGGTTGATGCCTGCAAGGCGAAATTCATCGTCCGTCATCACGTCATTGACGACCGACATGACGCGGGCACGAGTCGTCTGCTGCACTGGCCCAGTAAAAAAATCACGTCGGCTGTCCAGATACTCTTGCAGGAACTGCTCCCACTCGCTTTCCTGCCGCGTCGCGTATCCGGGCAGGCCGCGCCGCTCAAATAGCTCGGCAAACTCGGTCTCTGCAATCGGGATGACCGACGCCTGCGCCACATCGCGGAGCAAGTCCTCAAACGGTGCTGTCCCAAGCCTACGGAAGTAGATCGTCGCGCCAGCCACTGCCTCCCCCCGGTCGGGGTTATTCGGGTCGGTGATGTTGCCAATAGCTGCATCTATCGCGCCTTGGTAGATGCTAGACAGGCGGTCTCGCGCAATGCGACGGCCGTCCTGCATCACCTCCTCCCGCAGGTTCTCTATCCGCTCAAATCGGGCCTGTCGCTCTTGGGCGGACAAGTGCCCTGGCGGCTCGCTTCCGGAGCTCGCGTTGCCTTGGCGTTGCCTCTGGTGGGTGGCAACCCCAGAGGCTACGCTAAACCCGACGTGGCGGCCTGAAGGCTTTGCAGGGCCCCGTCGATCATCGGCGTGTCGCCGCCGTCCACTTCCTCCTCCCCGCGTTCTCGAAGAATGCGGTTCGGCGGCGTGCCCGTCTTGATGCGCTGGAGATGCATCTCCAGCTTTTCGCCCGGAGGCACCGTTACCACGTCTGGGCTCTCCAAATCAAGGTCCGAGTCCTCCGCATCAAAGATGCGACGCAGGTTGTGGGCAAGCTGCTCGGCTGTCGTGTCAATCTTGGGCTGTACTGTATCCTCCTGAAACTGCGCTTTCGCCTCCGAGCGCCCCTTGCCTGTGGCACTGTCCTCGGAGGACAGCATCCCTTTCGGAATCTCAAACATCATGAGGAGCTGGTCGACATTAAAGCGACGGGACTCCAAGAACTCCATCTCTGCAGGCGTCACGTCAGTGACCTCCACCGACAGACCCCCCCCGGCCACAGGCACGATGTCGGTGTTCACGTCCCACATCTCGCTGAACGTCTGCCCGAGCTCTTTTATCTTCTGCGGGCTCTCGCTGCTGTCGTCTTCGAGGACCACCTCCGGCTGCCCCTTGCTCCGGGCCTTATCGCGGGCGAAGATGTTGTACGCGCTCATCTCGTCGACCTCGTAAGCGGCCGCCTCCAGCTTGCCTGCCGTCCGCCAAGGTGCGGTGGGATGTGGCTCTTTGATCCGGATTATCGACCGTGGCGGCAAGATTTCCCGCCCGCCGCTCCGGCGCTGAAACTCCCACGCGTCGACCTGCCCGGAGCCATCGTACGACGGAATCACCGTTCCAAACTCTGGGAATATGATCCGCAACGCCTCGGGGACATCGCGCCCCATCTGGTCAGAGTACATCGGCGCGATGTCAACATGCCCCTGGCTGTCGATCAGCTTGAAGCAGGTCTGATAGAAAAGTGTCGCAGGCATCTGTGGACTCGGGCTCTGGAGGAGCTCAACCCATGGGTGCCCTGTCTCGACCTGCTCAGTCTCGCCCTGCTCCTGTCGGCGCACCACCGTGACATCGTGCATCTGCGGCGCGAACTTTTGCGCCCGAAAGTCGATCAGCGTCGCCACAATCGACCGATAGGCACGGCGCACTTGGCCTGCCGACATCTCCTCTAGGCGCAGCCCGAAGAGCCGCTGGGCTTGGCCGGGGCCAACGAGGGACAGACTCCCAGGCGCCGCTTTTTGGGCAGGCGTCGCTCGCATTGAAAAGTCAAACATAGTGGATCGTAAGTAAGATGATCGTGCCTATGAGGTAAGCTGCCGCGTAGCCTTGATTGAGTGTGCCCAAATCAGGCTCACCTGCTCGGGAGTAGACCCACACGCAAGCGGCCGATATGAGCGGAAAGAGCAGAAGCCAGAGCAGGACGAGAAGAGGAGTCATACACCGATGACAAAGGAGTCAGAATGATCAGCTAAGCGTAGCTTGTCCACCCCATTCACGTAACTGGCACTGTCTCCAAGATCAGGGCTCCGCCCAAGCCTCGGCTTGATGTTTGACTTCGACTCGACGCGGATCTGCTGATCCCGCTGAAAGGAATAGCGCGGCGCGCAGAGGTCCTCCACGAAGCGGTCCGACGGGTCCTGCAAGTGGATCTCTCCATTTTTCAGGGCAAGACGCAGCGCCCAGCACAGCTGGGCCCGCAGGTCGTAAAAGTCGTGCTCCGTCTCGCGGCCGTCTTGCCACTCTACAGGATCAGACCCGCCCTTAATCGAGACCGCGTCGCCGGGCAGTTGGTCGTAGGCTCCCGCCCCTATGCCTACCGTGTCCATCCCCACCCTCGACCATGGACAACTGAGAGACTGCTTCTTTTCCGTCGTCACGGTCGCCACGCGGCTCGTGTCTAGGCCAGAATCCGTCTCGGGTGTCGGTAGTACGTTGCCCTTCAGGCTAGCGAAGGCGGTGTCATCGTCACCAAAGCGGGCTGGGTCGACACCTAGCGCGGACAGGCCGTCTTGGGGCTCGGTATCTTTCGCTGTCTTGATGTGGTCGTAAGTGATCACTTGGTCCGGTGCGTCCGACCGGGCGATCTCGCCACCGACGTAGATTGTCTCCATTGTCCCGCCGAGACGCCTGAACGCTGACAGGTATTCATCGCCGACGAACGGATTATCTTCGTAGGTCGTGTGCTGCACGTAGGCATCACCGACCTCAATCCAGTCGCGGTCCGGCAGATCTTCTTTGTCAACCCCTACGTAGTCAAAGAGGTCGGTCGCGCTGTGGACCGGGTTGAAGGAGAGCACGATGCACGGATCAAGGCCTGAAGGCACCCCGCGCAACCGAAGATCCAGCTGGGCCAGATCGTCCTCCTCTTCGTCCGCTTCGGGAAAGTCGAGGTCGGTGGCCTCCTCGACCCAGATGTGCGTCACGCCCGAGATGGACTTCAGCTTTTGCTCATCGTCGAGGCCGGCGTGGAGAATTTTGCCGCCGCCGGGAAAGTGAAGCTCCATCGCATTCTCTTTGACCGTCACCTCCGAGCGGTTCATCGCCTCCAGCACGTCTTTGTAGAGCTGGAAGGTGGAATACCTGCACGTCTTCGCTACCTTCCGCACCGTGAGGACCCTCACGTTCTCGTTTGTGGCGGCCCTCAAGATCATGTTCTGAGCGATGTTGACGGACTTCCCCGACCCGGCCCCGCCGTAGAGAATGCGGTAGCGCTTGTCGGTTTCCCAAAACGGCTGATATACGTTGTTGAGCTTATACATCAGTACCGTCTACGTCTTGAGGGTCAACCCACTGAAACTTAAGGGGCTCCTCATCTGAATTGCTAAGCTCCTTCTCGGTCTTTTCATCGCTCCAGTCGTCCGGGTGGTAGTTGCGCAGCACATCCATCAGAGCCTTATAGTGGTCCGCGTGCTCCCGGTCCTCGACGAGTCGTGCGTGGTACGCTTCAGCCTTCGCCGCGTGATTCAGGCGGGCCTCCTCCAGAGTCGTCTGGACGGTGACGTATTTGTCGGCATAGCGGTACACGGTCGCTGGCGGGCAGCCGAGCTCGCTAGCCGCCTGGGCCACAACGCCGCCAGAGTTGCGGATCGCTTCCCGCATCTCTTTAGCCGAGTATTCCTCTGTCCGTCCCATGCGCGTGCGTGTAGGGGTGTATCAAAATCATTCAGTTAGCTCGCACTTCAGCCCTGCTTCGCTGCACCGATCAAGGATGACGGCGCAGTAGCCAGGATCAGTCTCCATCGCGTAGCAGGTGCGGCCCTCGTTCTCGGCGGCGATGATGGACATGCCGCTTGCTGCGCAGGGGTCATAAATCTCGCCACCAACGGTTGTATGGTTCTGGAGTGCCCTTTGAGCAAGAGGGACGGGTTTCTGTGTGGGGTGCTGGTAATCGTTCACATCGTCCCCCGTCATCTCCCAAAGATCTTCGTCTCTACCATTGGGCTCGAATGTCTGGCGCCCATCAGTAGCAAAAAGTATCGTCTCGTGTGTTGGCCTGTATTGGCCCTCCAAGTCCCCCATGCCACCACCCGGCTTATGCCACACGATCCAGTTTTTCAGGTCGTGCCCCTCGGAGGTAATAGCTGCCATAAACTCCGGTGCCACATCCCACCGACAGCACACGTACCACACCGGGATGCTCGCAACGTGTGGCAAGAATCCCAACATCGGTTTATCGTCGCCACGGATGCGCCGGAATTGCGGCGTCTCCTGCCGGTGGTTTGACTGAAAGTCAATCCCATACGGCGGGTCCGCCCACATTAATCTCGGTTCCGCCCCATCCAGCAGGCGCCCCACATCGCCTTCGTCCGTCGCGTCTCCGCACAGGAGGCGATGATCGCCGATGCGCCACAACTGATCTCGCTCAGTGCCCCAGTCCTCCTGTAGCTCCTCCGCCCGGCTTACTTCCGCGCCGGGATCGTCTACGGTCCCATTTTCTGGAATGCGCCCGAGGTCGTCCAGCAGTTCATCCAAATCTCCGTCGTCATATCCAGTACCCGCCAGTCCGTCGCTAGTCGTCTCCAGACTTTCAAGCAGCTCCGCCAGTGGCTCCGGCTCGCGCTCGGCCTTTTCAGCAGTCGCATTGTCGGCGAGCAGAATACGCATCGCCGTCTCGTCGTCACACTCGACCCTCTCGATGGGCACCTCCGCCAAGCCTACCTCCTGTGCTGCACGCCAGCGGTGCTCTCCGGCGAGGATTCTGCCTGTAGAGTCCGGCACGACGATTCGGCCGTAGAAGCCATTCTGGCGAATGGACTCGGCGATCGCCGCCACGTCCCCGTCATTGGGATTGGCGGGGTGCGCCTCAATCTGATTGAGGTGCACCCGCTTTTCGGTGCGGTTGATGATCTCGGGCATGTTACCAACTCAAAAGCGTCCAAGAGAAGAAAAAAATTAAACCTCCACCACCACGTCCACGCTGTCGGTCTGCCCCGACCGCTTGACACTATACGTTCCGGACGGCGCGGGCATAAATCGAAGCCACTCTCCGTCGGCCGGGTCCTCTAGGTCGGACGGCTCAATTGTCGCCACGCGGGCGGGACTGTCGTCCGCGCCGCTCTGGCATTGCAAGATGATCGTATCGTTGGCGTTGCCGCGCACCATCACCGACCCACTTTCGGATTTGGCGTTGAACGTGGCGCTGCTGCCGGTGCCGGTCGTGTCGTCTAAGAGTCGTGCTTTTGCCATCGGTCTAAAGGTTCATTCAAATTAGCGGCTCGGTCTCGTGCACCTCCAGCCCCGCATCCTGCAATGCTAACGTTTGCAGGTCGCCTGTTCCAATCTCCGACTCCGTCACCTGCATGCCGTCCCAGCCAAGTCGATAGATTGTGCCCTACGGGTGGCGTTCGCCGAGTGCTGGCACCCAAGCGCACGAAATCGGTTGCGTCACTCGCTCGTGCAGTTTGTCGCTGGCCTCTTCGCGGCTGCGGGCCCGCACGGTTACGGTAAACCTGTTGTAGCAAAAGTCCTCTACCTTGAACTCGTACTCACTCATGAGAATACGTTGCCTGTTAGAGAAGAGCGTTTTGGTCCTTGTACTCCTCAAGACCTGCATCTGATAAAGCGAGTTCTTGAAGATCACCTGTACCAAGTTCGGTTTCTGTTATCTCTGCACCATTCCACCCAAGGCGATAGACTGTCCCCTGCCCAAAGGCGTCGTTGCAGGCGTAGACGGTCAGCACAGGAGGGCTCTTCAGCCGATCAAGGGCGAGATCCACGTCGATGGGCCTGCCGCTGTAATCGGGGTGGTTGGCAAGCGTGTTGGCTGCCTTATGCGTGATCGTGCTTCCGCCGTCGGCGCTGAGCGACTGGCCGGTCGAGAAGGTGCCTGAGCCGTCCAGCGGGTCCCACTCGGCGGCATAGTTGTCCACATCTTCGACGACGCTTACGCTTACAATCATGTAGAGGCGGGCGCGGGACATAGGGCTAATCGAATAACGCCATTATATTGAATAATAGTCTGTGTAAATCTTTTCTATCTCTGACACCTGGGCGTCGGACAGATGCGTCTCAAGAGAAACCCAAAGCGGAATGCCTCCGTCCCATATATCATTATCAGTAAAACTACTCCACTGATTTCCAAGCATGAGATGATCTAAGTCTCGAATTGTGCCGTCGTACGATATACTCTCTACCTGAGACCCATTTTGACGTTGCGTTGCGGTAGACGATCCGTCCGCACGCTGAACCGTGTGAAATGGGGTATTTGCAGATAAGGCAGGTCCGTTACTGTCAGAAAAAGTTATTTTTGTGCCATCTTCTTGATAAAGCCACGCCCAAAGATCTTCACTGTTTTGACTTACAAACTGTTGCCAATCGCGACCTGAGGATTGGTATCCCCACAAGCCCGGATTAGGCTGGTGAGAAAGGCTGTCATACTCAGCGACGCAGAAGAACGTCCTCGCGTCCGCCGTGGACGAAAAACTGACGTACATCCAGTCATCGGACCCGTCGAAGTCGGCTGTCCATCGCCCCCCGATGCCGTTCTTATCCAGCGTCGGCTGCTCGGCGGTTGTGGTTTGAATGGCGTCGTTTTCGTTTCCGCTGGCGTCAAAAATCGTCGGAATCGCCCCGCTATTGTTATCAACGGCGGAGCCGCTCCCGAAAAAGACCAGATCCGACAAGCCCACGCCGGAGAAATTCTTGATGGCCTGCAAAATCGGGTCGAAGAGGTTCTCTAGGGAGCTGCCCTCAATGATGCCATTTTCGCTCTTCACCCGGTCGCGGAAGGCTTGCGTTCGACCGAGCAGACCCGAACCCCCATTCTCAACCCCAAGTGGGTCGGTCAGCTTGGCCACCATCGGCCCCGCGCTGATGCCGTCGCTAAGTGGCTCTGTCAGGCCCATGTCTCTAGCTCAGTAGTGAAAGCGGATTGATCGTACCGAGGCCTCACCAGCTGATCGTGAAAGGCCGGAGCTCAATGCCGAAGGTAGGCCCCCGAGCTTCAGCCGCCTGCATGTACCCGGCGCTCACTGTCACCTGTCGCCACCGCAGGTTCGCTAGCGCGCTTGCCTGAAGCCCTGTCGGCGTCGAGGCAGCGCGGACCGAGGGCCACAGGTGCCACGTGTCGCTCGGAATCTCGTATCGGTTTTGTGTCCACCGCTGCGCGCCGGTGTCGTAGTAGGTCAGTGTCACCTCATCGCCAATGTTGATCGGTGAGGGCGGGATCACGCCTTGGATGCTCATGTTCGTGGGCACCGCCACGCGAACGGTATCCACTTGGCGCACCGTGTCATAGCGGACGACCGTGCGGGGCACCGTCTCCGTCACGGTGTCGCGCCGCACAAGCGTGCGCTCTTTCATGATGGTGTCGGTGCGGACTGTCTGCCCCGGCTCCGCCCGCCACTGCCCAATCTTGTCGCCGAGGACCAGCAGCCCGGCCCCTACGATCAGCGCAGCCCATAGGCGAACGTCGAGCAGAGCGCTCATAGCTACTGTGTCTGAAGGATGAGCCCAAACGCGAGTCGTCGTAGCCTCTGATCGCGCCACTGGGGAGGATGCGACCAGCCGAAGCTTCCACGCAGCCAAAGAAGGCCGGTGACATGTCTCTCGACTCGCACCGTACCACTGGGGGCGCGGTGGCGTAGGCCCTGCACATTGATTCCTGCGCGCCAGCAGCCCCATTTATACCCTGCCCGCGCCCGCAGCCCGGGCCACGGGAGCGTGAGACCCTTCCAGCGGACGAGTGGGCCGCGCAGCACGAGACGAAGCCCGCGGTGCTCAACCCTCACATATGGCCGGATGCCGCCCCAGTAGCCGAGTGAGGGATAGATTGGGTTTCGGTCCCAGTCCGGGGCGTCTCCCGAGCGGCCGACCTCCCAGGAGCTTGGAAAGTGATCGTGACGCGGCTTCCTGGATTTATGGCGCCACACGTGATGCACGCTCCGCCGGTCGTACTCGGCGCCCACCTCGACGAATCGCCACCGGACGCCTAGCGATGCGCCCTGCCGACGCGAGTACACCTTGCCGGTCTCTGCGTTGAGGAGCGCGTGCTTAATGATGGCGTCGCTTGCCCCCCACCGCTTAAGCCCCAGTTTGGCTCTCGCCACAACCGGGCCCCACTCGGCCATGAGGTCGGCGCGAGCGCTCATTGCATGTTGGTACGAGTGGCTATCAGACGCCCACGCCATCACGCCGCCCTCGCCTTCTGCCTCGACGGACTGTCCCTGCGCACAGTCCACCATGAGCCAGGCCAAAAGCGCGGCGACCGCGATGGATACGCCCCAGCGATAAGCAGACCCGACGTCATCCATACCTCTCGTCGTAGTCGTTGGAGTACCAGATGGCGAGGGCCAAGGCGTAGGCGAACACCACGAACGCGACTAACCCCACGCCGATTGAGGCAACCAGCCCATCAACGAGCTTGCTCGTAAAGAAAGCCCAAACTCCACACCAGGCGAGCAGACCGATAGAGTTAATCCATCCGCTCGGTGTAATCTTGCTGGGGTTCAGATGGTCGAGGATTGTGCTTGGTCGTGTCATGGGAATCAGTTATTGATGATCAGTTATTGATGAGAAGTCTGCTGAGAGCCTTCAGAAAGAAGCGCGAGCGAACACATCGCTGCGGCCACGCCGGCGGTCCCGCCCCACACCAGCGCCATCGGCACGCCCCACACCTCCCCTCCGGGCCCGCATAGGTCCAGCGGGAGGCCCACGAGGAGCGCCGCAATCGCTCCAAAACTGATGTCCCCGGAGAGGCCGGATTTGCGGACAGCCTTCAGGGCATTGATGACTTGGAAGGTCGTGGTTTCTTTGGTCATTCTGAATCGCTGATGTCGCCCGTGCTGATGCCTTCGCTTTGCAAAAGTAGGTCAATTTTCGCGTTCATTCGAATCACCCGCTCCCGGAGGTCTTGCGCCGCTTGCCTGCGGGTCTCGCTTCTGGTTCGAAGCCGTGTGATGTCTTTTTCTGCCCGTTTGACCCGCGTCTGAATCGATGAAATTTGAACCCGCGTCGTCACGTAGGACGCGCCGATGCCAACGATAATCGCGACAATGACTGGCGCGACGACGTTGCCCCAAGAGAGATCCTTCACAGACACAGTACCCATGGCTCATTCACAGTTATCGAACAGGAGCGGCCTCCGAGTCCGCCGAGAGCACGCCGATGTCCACGCCGGCCGCGTCGGCCAAGCCAGCTGGCTCCGGCGTGTCGGCCCAACCAATGTTCAGCTCCACCCCCTCCCCATCGATTTTTTGCAGCAGCACCCTCAGCGTCTGTCGCGAGCTCGTAACGTCGGTCAGAGAGTCCTCGTCAAGATCCGTAAACTGCGCGCCGACCAAGATGCACCCAAGCGTATCTGAGATATAGTTGCCGGCGTGGATCAGGATCTCGCTTCGGCCGCGCACGCCCGGCAGCCATAAGCACTCCCCGTAGCGCGGGCTCTCGTGGCGCTTTGCCTTGTAGGCGATCGCCTCTTTGCCTGGCCCCGGCGGGATGCAGCTACGGTGGTTCTTGTTGTCGGCCCAGGGGAGCTCAAGCGTGCAGCACGCCCAGCCGCTCGGCTCGTGGCGGAGCACGCCTAGCGTCTGCTGTGGAGCCGCGACGCGAGTGTGGGTGAGCATGGCCGCACTGGGTATCAAAACAGAAAAGGGCGGCCCTCCATAACGGCGCGTATAACGCCATTATGGAAGACCGCCCTCGTCAAGAGCAGGTCGCTAAAATGTCAGTTGCGGTCCGCGCGCTGATACCGGGCGGTGCCCGGATACACGCGGACATGGTCCCCATCGTCACCAGCGCGCGTCACCACCAGCAGCGCGCCCGGCTCGTCAAGCCGAGCGTAGGCTGGAAGCGCGTCGATGACCTTTTGGATCAGGTCCTCAGGGACCTCGTCGAGTCGGTCTGGAATGTTGATCTCCATGCTAGGCAAAGATGCCCAGCGCCCGTGAGCATTTTCTATACCGGAGTGAAGTGGACGTGATCCGAGGCATGCACGCAGCAGGGTATGACAGAGGATGCAAGCTATTCCCATGCCTGGCTATAGTTCTCATCCTCGAAGAGCTCGGGGAGGCTCGCGTTCTGCTTAAAACGAAGCACTTCGTCGGGCTCCATCCCTAGCTCCTCAGCGATGTCCTCGTCTGCCCAGCCGCGCTTTACGAGCTCGGCGACCAGCTCGGTCATCGGCCCTACGCCGTGCACGCCACGCGCCCGGTTGTGTCGGATCGTTGCCGCCATGCGGTTTTTCCGGTCGGACTGCTCCTCTTTGATTTCTGTGACCGGGAGGTACCCATGCATCCGCTCTCGAATGTATTTCCAGCGGTGGGGCACCTTGCTGCGATGCTCTCCGTCCACTACCTCAAAAGTCTGCTCTTCCCCTTCCCACACGACCACGGGTTGGGTATACCCGTCCGCGTCGATCGACTTCTTCAGAAGGCGCATCTCTGGGGGGGCTACCTCGTTCGGGTTGTAGTCGTTGCCCTCCACCGCACCCAGGGGCACCCAGAGCACGCAGTCGACTGGCTCGCTGCGAAAAGGCGACTCTGCGTGCAGCGCCTTTCGCGCTTCGTTGAGGGCCTCGACCTTCTGGGGCATCGGCAGGGCACCGATCCGATCAGCCAGCGCCTCAGCCTCCTTCCGGATCGCTTGCACCTCTTCGTCGAAAAGCTCCTGGTCGTCCATGGGCTTACTGGTCGTGTCGTTCGAGTATTGTGTACTGGCCTCGCGTCCGGGCCTTCTCAAAACCGCGGTCCTGGTAGCGCCCAATGCCATCGTCGGTGACGGTCACTCGAAAATCCGTCTCTCCAGCTTCCGTCAGGTCCCCAAGACGGCGGTCCACGAGCTGCTCGTGGATGCCCTCCCCACGCCACTCTGGCTCGATCCAGGCGTGGCGGAGAATGTTCGTCCCGTTTTTGAGCCGTTCGGCGGCCGCGAAGCCGACGAGGTTTCCGTTGTCGAAGCCGAGCCACCAGGTGTGCGACTCGTCGGAGGTGAGCGACACCCCGAGCTCTCGCTCGACGTCGCGCGAGGCAAAGTAGGGGCCAAGCCGCTCCCAGAAGTCGTCTTCGCCGTGGGCGTAGCGCTCAATTCGTATGCTCATAGATCTGCGTACTTCTCTTTGATGGGATGAGACGCGTCGAGGTAGCCTTTGGCCTCCTGAAAGTCGAGCTCAACGGCTTCAATACCGTCTTCTTCGTACAGACGGTACTGCTCTCGAAGGTACTTATAGATCGGCTCGACGCTCTTTCGGACGCTCACCGGCTTTCCGTTCATGACGGGTTCATAGACGTCGCCCCACACGTCTTTTACGGCCGAGATGGAAAGCGTCTTGCAGTTGAAATCGTTCTTGAGGATGGCCTTCGCCATGCGGCGCCAGGAGGGAAGATTCCGCCGATCAGACTTTTTCAGGGGCGGCCGCTCGTCCTGGTGAATGTTCAGGTCCTCGTATCCGTTGCGCATCCACCACTCCAGGAAGACGCCGAAGTTCGACAGGTAGCGCTCTCGCATCACGTCCGGCAGGGTCGAAAGCAGAAAGAAGGTGTAGCTACGCCACGTGTGCTCCTCGGGGAGCTCAAGGCTGCGGTAGCCCATGAGGTGGGACTGGGCGTACTTGCTGCCGTAGTTGACGCCGGTCACGCGATCGAGGACGGCGCCCCACGTCTCCGGCTCCACTTTCTGCCAGAGCTCGAGTCCCTTTCGCTGGTCGTCGCCGTAAGGCTGGCAGATCCGCATCTCCGTGGTTGGCACGCTGGCCAGGTGCATCTTGTCGTAGAGCTCGTTGTAGGGCAGGTTATTTTCACCGATGAATTTCCAGACGTCCGAGAAGCCCCAGTCGTAGATCGGAAAGAAACTCACGATATTGGGATGCCGCGTCCTGTGATCAACGCTCGACCAGGGAAGAGCCTGCCCGTCGAGCTCGACGGCCGACTTCTTTGCCTTGTCCGCCACCGAGGCGTAGCGGCGAAGGCTCTCGTCCGCCCGGTTGCCGACGAGGGATGCCCACGTAATGTCGTCGTCGTGCTGCTCTTCAACCTTCCAGCGCGGCCACTCGACGATGAACGTCTCAAACTCCATGCGGTGGCTGAAAAACGGAAATGCGCCAGAGTCGCTTACCACACACTCCCGCTCAGGTAGCTCTCGAAACCACTCGCTCTCCTTCTCTGGATTCCAAGAGCACCAGTGAGGCTGAAATTGCGAAACGCCGTTGCGGAGGTTGAGCGGGAGACACACCCAGTGCCAGCGCGTTCCATCCATGTCGGCCAGCGTGTGGACGTGCTCGATGGTCATCCGGTACTGAACCTCAAGGTCGATAAAGAGCACGTCGACGACGCGGCCGCGGCGAAGCGCCTCCTCGCGGGCCAGGTGCAAGAGGACCGTCGAGTCCTTTCCTCCAGAGCAGGAGACGCACACGCGGTCGAAGTGGTCGAACACGAGGGAAATCCGCTCGCGGGCGGCCTCCAGAACTGACTTTTCAAGATAGGTCTTACTGGCCATCGGCTACAGCGACTGCGTGAGATCATTGAATGCATCTCCGTCTTCTTCCTTTACCTCTTCGACCTCCTGTTGGAAGGCAGTGAGCACGTCTTCCTTGTCTTCCAGCGCCTCCATGATCCGCTCATCGATCGTATCCGAGCACACGATGTCGATGTACGTTGGCCGCTTGTCTTGGCCGAGGCGGTGCATGCGGTCCTCCGCCTGCAGGCGCGTGGCGTAGTTGAAGCTGTTGTTGTAGAAGACGGCGTAGCGGGCTTGCTCCAGGTTGAGCCCGTGCGCTCCCGTCGCCGGCGTGGCCACCAGAAAACGAGGGCCCTCTTCCGCCTTCCATCGGTCGATGGCCTCGCTGCGCTCCTCTTCGCCTTTTTCGCCGTGCAGCGTCTCGAAGGAACTCGGCCCATATCGGCTCCCCAAACGCGACACGATCTGCCGGATGCAGTAGTGGTAGCGGGCCCAAATGATGACGCGAGCGCCCGCGCTGCGCTCGTCGACGTCCTCTAGCGCGCGCTGCAGGGCCCGGAGGCGATTGTGTTTTGCGCGCAAATGCTCCCGCGGAAAATCTTGCAGGTCGCGGGGCCACTCGATCCACCGGATGTGCTCTTCCTCTTCGCCCCAGTAAGTGATGATGTCATCGGTCGGCACGCGGCGATTCCAGAAGCCATTCGTGACCTGCTGCAGCGCAGTAAACAGGCGGAAAAGGTCATGGCTGTTGATCGTAAGCGGGTCGAGGTATTCCAGAAGCTCCCGTTTCGCCTGCTTGTAAAGGGCGTCCTGCTCCGACGTCATGCTGCAGTAACGCTTCTCGTAGATTTTGTCTGGAAGATCGAGAGCCTCCCCCTTCGTCACCTGGAAGACGTATGGCCGCATTTTGGCGGCAAGCACGTCCTCCCGATGCGTCTCGACGATGAGACCGGGGTAGTCCGGGTGGTACTCCAGGTGCTCGTTCGCGAAGCTGTAGAAGGAGCGGTAGCCCAAAATCTTCGGGCTGAGGAACTTCATCTGTGCAAAAAGGTCCTCGACGCCGTTCGAGATGGGCGTGCCGGTTAGAATCAGGCGGTACTGGGCGCGCTTGCCGACGTGGATCAGGCGCTGGGTGCGAAGGGCGCGGTGATTTTTGATGTAGCCTGACTCGTCGACGATGAGGAACGTGTTCTCACTTACGAGCTCGTTCAGAGCGAAGGTCTGCCGGTCCGACTGGCTGATCGATTCAATGCCGACTAAGTGCCAGTCGGCTTCCGGAAGCGTGTCGGACCGCGTGCTCCTGCCGAACACGTGTACGTCTGGACGGGCGAGGTGCTTCTGCAGCTCGCGGCGCCAGGTCTCCTTGAGCGAAACGGGACAGCACACAACCACGTGGTCAACCTGCTCCCAGCGCAGGGCCGCCAGCTCGATCGAGGTGCGCGTCTTTCCGGTGCCCATATCCATGAAAAGGGCACCGACGCGCGTCTGTCGAAGCTTCTCGACGGCCGCTTGCTGGTAGGCGTACAGGTCGGTCGTGCGCTCTAAAGCAACGCTCGGTATGGCGTGCGTGTCAACGGTCATCGCGAAGGTCGGGATCAATCTCAGGGTCTACGTCATCAGCCGTCTCGGGCGCATCCTCGTCCGGCGCGGCCTCCTTCTCCGGCGCCCGGGGGTCGGCAATGAGATCGGCCGCCTCAGCCTCGCGAGCGGCTTCGGCGAGTTGCTCGGCCTTGCCTGAGAGGCGAAAGTCGTAGCGCTCCGCGAAGTCAAGCACGGCTTCATGCGCATCCGCCGGCACGACGACGTTCGGCTTGTCGTATCGGCTTCCGGGCAACTCGCGGGCCTCGTCGTAGAGGTCGTCCACATCCCGGTCCCAGCGGATCACGAACCAGCCCTCGTAGTCTCCGCTCATCCGGGCCAGGACCCAACGCGTGTGCTCCGGCTCGTAATCTTCTCTGCGCACGGCCTCGGCGAGGTCCTCGTGAGGCAATTTGCACGCAAAACCGGCTGCCAAGATCTCACAGCAGAGCTCGACGCAGCGGTCCCGCATTGGGCCGTGCCAGTGACGGAGCGCACGTTCCCACCGCTTTTGGCCGCGGTTCCAGCTCATGTTTTGCCGGTGCATCGCATCCTTGAAGGCGTCGCTGTACTCCGGCAGCCGGGTGTAGAGGGTGGACTCGCCCACCCACACCTCGGCCGGCACCTCGATCTGCTCTTCGCCCTTGGGACGAAGGACGGCACCCTCGCCCATAAGGTCGAACGGGCGGAGGGTCTGCTCGATCTTCTGGCAGATCGCGTCGCTGCGGGCGATCGCCTGGAGGAGCGTCTCTGGGCCCATGCCCAGATCTTCTGCCAAGCCGGTCAGTCGGTCGGGGAAAGTCATTGGGCCTGTTTGAACGTGTGCTCCGTGTAGTGTACAAAACGCCTTTTCTTGACCGGACATCACCCGTCCGGAGTCGGCTCAAAGAGGGCCTCCTCGATGTCTTGGCGCCCCCGCTCCGTGTCGTCGTATCCAGCTTCTTCGGACCATTTCAGAGAGAGCGTGAAGAGCTGGTCGGAGTCGAGCGCGGACGAATCTTCAACGTTTTGGTCTTCCATCCACTCGCGGGCGAACGCCTTCACGTCAGAGGTTGATTTCTCGCCTGCTTCGAACCGCTTGCGGGCGCGCTCCTGCATCAGCCGCTTGAAAGAGCGATCGCGGTGGTCAATCCACCAGCCGGCGTCGGTCTCCGACCGGACCTTGCTGAGCTCTTCCAGAAGGAGACCCTTCACGACGCGCCGGTCCTCCTCATCCGGGGCCATGCCGCGCAGCTCCTCTTCGAGCTCATCAAGGTCTTGAATCTTCTCGTCTCGGATCGACTCGGCCCATCCGATCTGCTTCTCCGAGCCCTCCAGATCGGGGAGGCCCCGCTCGGCGTTGCGCTTGGCCGCGGCGGCGTTTTTCTGCTCGCGTTCGGCCTCCTTGCAAGCGTCGCACATCCAGTCGTAGTTTTCCAGCTTCCACTCGCGGTCGTCGTGCGAGCCATAGAGCTGGACCTTGAAGGTGCCTTCGCAGTCCTCGGAAATGCCGGACGTGCATTCGACCTTGTACTTGGCCATAGGTCTGAGCTGTTACTTGTCAGGAGGTTACTGGGAGGTGGTTTCGAAGAAAAGGGCGCGGAGGTCCTCTACGCTTGTGACGGGAAGCTCATCGCCCACCTGAACGGCGTAACCCAGCTCCAAGGCAGCCTCCAGGGCGCCCAGCGAGTAGCGCCACCCGCCGTCGCTCCAGAACATGTCCATCTGCTCCAGGTCGTCTTTCGACCAGTACCACGCGCCCGCCTCTTTGAGCTTGCTCCACTTCTCTTCCGGGATGCGCCGATGCATCAAAAACGCGCCTCCCTGTGGGGCTGCCCGATTGAGCACGGTATCCGAAAGGTCCTCCTTGTGCGGCTGTAGCTCGCAATGAAAGCGGAGGATATCACGCCCCTCGGCGGCCTTTTGCTCAGCCTCCCGGCGCTCCAGCTCCTTGCGCTCTTTCCTCTCGCGCTCCTTGCGCTCCCGCTCTTTTTTCTCATCGGCGCGGCGTAGGATCTCCCCCGCTGTGGTCTCGCAGTATCCGTCGCCATCCCACTCCGGCTGGTAGTCAAATTCTTCTCCAGTTCCGACGCCATCGTGGGTCGAGAGGAGATGATTCAGGTATTCGCGGACCTCCCCGTCTTCGATCCCCCGGGCAAAGTAGCCGGTCGTGCGCCCAAACGAGCGGTCGATCTTGACCTCAGCGTTGGGATTGTTCTCGATCACTTCGCGCGCGGACGCAAATTTTTCTCGTTGAACGACGTCCTTATACTCCTCAAACTCCTTCCTCCAGTCACGGTCAAGCTTTACGCATACGTCGTCCATGCCCAGGCCAAACACCTGCTCGACGTAGGAGCTGGTAAGTCGAAGAACAGGCGTGGGGTCGCTCACCTCGCTCACGACATCGAGGTAAGCGCGGCCCGGTCTCTCCAGGTCGATCTTTTCTCCATCTCGTCGGAGCTCAATGTCTGGTTTTTTCACGGTGCTGACTTTCTTCAATCCAACGACGCGCACTTCAACTGAGCCAAGGTCGTCGGACTCTGGGGTGGCGGTGTAGACAAGATCATCCATGGGGCTGTAGGTTCTGTGAGCGTGCCTTCCAGGTGAGGTGGGGCAGGCGTCTTACAGGAGATCATTTTCGATGCACACGAGCGCCGAGCCCCACACCTCCGCAAAGCGCTCGTCCGGGTTGCCGTAAAACGGCGCGCAACGCTTGAAGTCGCGGATGAACGCCCAGATGTGATCGGGGCCGTGCATCTTGCGGAAAGAGTAGAAGTGGCGCTCGACGCGCTGCTCGTCGCGAGTTTGCGGGAGGTCCATCTCAAGGATGCCGATGTGCCACTCCGTGCGCCCTTCATCGCGAGCGTTCACGACGCGCTGCAGAGCGATGCGGCCGGTGTGAGTCCCGTGACCATACGAGTAGGTCCCGACCTCGCCGTTGTCGATGTAGAGCTCTGTGCGCTCCATCTCATCCGGGTCGGCTTCTCCGTGAAACAGGACGTTCGGCCCGCGGTGAGTCACGCGCTTCTCGATGCGGGCCATCGAGAGCCCCGGAGACGGGCGTTCTGGTTCGGTATGTGAGGCCAAGTACTCGGACGGGTCAAGCCCAGTAGCCTCCAGCTCGTAGATAAGATTCTCGCGGCTGGCCTCGTGGGCTTCTCCGTTCTTCTCGTAGCGGTAGTATTTGCTATGCTCCTGAATTCCGATCGCAATGCGACCAGCGTCTTTCAGGGCGTCGAACGCGGCTTCAATTTCGCCAAAGGTGAGTGGGCGCTCGTCAATGTCGGAGTCTTTAGTAGCTGGCATGGCTGAGTGCTGGTTTCTCATGAAAAAGAGCGGGTAGCGAGTCTACGCAAGAGCCTGCTTAAAGGCCTCTGCAACGGCGCACATTTTCTCACGGACATCATCTCGGACTCTTGGATCGACGCCTTTGTACACGTCGAGTCGACTGTGCACCTCTCCGTCGTCATCGGCCCAAACGTCAAACTGTCCGGTATCTCTTACCTCATACCGCTGGCCGGTCCACACAGCTTTGTGCTCCTCACCGTTGGCTTCGAAGGTGATTGGCTCTCTCGCGTCTTCTGCCCGATCAGTAATGGACACGATCTCATTGCGCTTGAAACGCATCGTGCCCTTCTTTGCCGTATCGACCATTACGCCGCTCTCCTTGATCTCCACCACCTCACCTTCAAAGTCGTGGCTGGTCGTCGTGGTAACGGACGGATTTTCGGGGTGCGGATCGCTGGGTGCTGGACTAGTCGCGTTGATCGTGCACTTTACCGTGTCTCCAATGTTGACACCGAGCGTGTCCATCGGTCTGTGATTTTTGGTGTGCGGTTTGTCGCGTCCCCTCCCCGATTCTGCACCCTATTGTATAGCGCTACGCTATACATGATCCCGAAAAAGGAAGCCAAATCGGATCTTTATAGAGTCTACACTTTCTCGGCCTCCATGCGCTCCAGGGTGCGGATAACCGCCTGCGTGGGCTCCCAGTGCCCATTCTCCAGGCGGGAGACGCGGACTTGCGCGTCCGACTCACCGCACGCGTACAGGTCCAGCCCGAACTCCGTCTGCGTCTGTCCGCGCTCCTCGCGGAGCGCTCGGATTCGATCCGGAGTCCACTTTCCATTCTGGCTCATCGTTAAAAGACCTGTTTGTGCTCGGCAATGCGCATCAGCTCGTCCGGGGTTTCAAAGTCTTGGTAAACCTGCCCGACCGCGCGGTTTACCTCAACCTCGTCGTCATACGTCCCCAGACATTCAGCATAGGCCTCTCGGAGAAAGGGGTACATCTCCTCATCAAGACCGAGCGCTCGGTTGTGTCGCACGGTACGACGACGACCCTCGACGACGCAAAGCTGCAGCAGGTTTCCCTCCCCCTCGACGAAGCGCTGGCGGTACTTTTCCTCGTACTGGTACGGGTTCAGCGAGCCGTCTAGACAACCCCATTTCTCCCAGCACACAAGCACAAAGGGAACAGATCGGACCGAGGCGACACCCACCTGGAGCTTCCGCCTTTGAAACGTGCGAAGGTCCGCATCGCGAAGCTCTGATAGGACGACGGGGACAAGCAGCGTCTGGTCGGCCAGAAGCGGGAAAAGTCCCTCCTGGCCGCGGGGGAGGCGCTGAGGGAAGGGCTCTCCGACTTCGATTTGAACAGGCTCCATTGTATGTGCTGTTTTTAGAGGTGTGCTCGTGTATATATAGAAACGCTATAGCACAGTTTCAAGTATCTTGCTTCGGTTTGCCCTCCCTAGCCCTCCGGTCGGGGGTTTTCTACTGAGGCGTGAGGATGGAGAATAATGCTATTATACGAGCACCCACCCTTGAGATAATCCCTGCTATTCGGGTAGAAGCGGCGTAGAGTGCGATGTCGCGAGCAGCCCTACCCCTCCGGAAAGGTAGCCCCACGCAGCTTTTCCCAAATCGAATCACGACCGTTCGTGTGGGTCGCAATTTCGTCGGTGCTAAGCGGTTGGTACACCCTAGCCCTCCGCTGGTTGGAGTTCATTTCAACATCGCCTTCAGTTTTAGGAATCGATATTTTAACGCTTGCTGATTCGTCACTCATGGCTCGGTCGGTTTTTGGTCGAGGGTGGTTGCGCGCAAAGACGACGGCCCCAATCAGGCGGTGAAGTAACTAACGCCCTCTTCATCAAGGGCTGACGTTATCGTATCGTAGTGAACGCCTCGGCCGGAATGGAGAAAGGCGTTTTCTGTGGTTCTCTGTTTTCCGCCGTGTTGAATTTCCTCATCGAACCCCAAGGGGTAGTGGCCAGTGTTGCTTTGTATTGCCCAGAGGTTCCCTTCAGTATCAAAAATCGGTCCGCCACTCTGGCCTTTCAGGCCAGGTCTTGACGTTTCTATAAACTTCACCTCGAACGGAGGTCCAGCGGCAGGATCGCCATCGCTCTCCGTGAGGACATTCCGTGAATAAATGCCTTCAATAGGAAAAAACGGCGGAGGGGGGCCAACTTGGAACTGGCCAGTATTCTCATCAAAGGACACGTCCAGATCGGAAAAAGGATATCCCAGCTTGCAGAGGCTGGTTCCTATGTTCATGTCATCTTGGGGCTGGGCGATCTTAGGGTGCTGGTCAACCTGTTCCGGATCAAAGTTTGTGATTTGGCCGATTGACAGGTCCGCTTTCGGAAAATTCCGCGTCTCCTGCACCTGAGCATCAGGCCACCCAAATATAATATTCAGGTCCGAGACCCATGGATGAGTTCGTTTCTGCGCTTGCCTCAAGAGATTTTTAACCTTCCCTTTCTGCGACACCGGGCCGTCTCTCAAGTCATTCAGCTTGGAATTAAACTCTCCCCATTCTTTGTGTGCCTTAACAAGGCCCTGATAGTCGCGAATCTGATGGAAGGCGGTCACAAACCACCCCTTCTCATTCAGCAAAACTAGCGCCCCCACCCCAGAGACGACTTCATAATCACCGTCGAACTCATCTGCCATTCGGGCTAAGATGATCAGAGGAAAGGTATACGAGGTAGCTTTTCTGCAAGCTTGTTTGAACATAGGCAATGCTGATAAGCAAAAAACGGTGTTTCTTCGGGGAGTGCCGCAGAGCTGAACAGCATTCCTACGAGCACGGCCCGCTTGTGCCCCGGGCGGTCACCTCATTCTGACAACTCGGTTCAGTGCGCTTCACCTGCGTCACGAGACGGTCAGGACTAAAGGCAATGCGGTACCCTTCTAGGCGTGAAAGGTTCGGTTCATACGTCCAAACCATCCCGGCCCCGCTCGTATCCCGCGTGGTCGGAAGCGCGTCGAAGCGACGCTTTGCCCCCATTACTAGCTTCACGTGCGTCGGCTTCATGCCTTCGGCGAGGCGTTCCTCTTTCATTGCTTGGCCGATCCGCGTTGTGGTGTCGTTCGTCTTCAGCCAGTACTCTAGATCCTCACGGTCTTCATCTTGAGCCATTTGGGCACCAGCGGCCCCACCCGCTGCGGCACCGGCTGCAACACAGCCAGCAGCAACGCCCCCGTACACAAGCACAACAAACAGCCTCAGATATTGCATATCCAGCCTGTGTCTGTAAATAGTTACACGAGCACCCGCCCAAGAATCTTAAAGTCTAAGCCGTCGTCCAGCTCTATTGTTATCGTGACTAATCTCTCAGCCCCCACTCCTTAAAATCTCCGCCTTCTTTTCCTGAAACTCCTCCTCGGTAATCGCACCCTTCTCAAAGAGGTCGTGATACTTCTCAATCTTTTCGGCGTCAGAGAGGCTGGAGTTCTTGCTCTTCTGCGCGTCTGACCCTGCCTCATCGCTGTACATCTGCTCCTCAATCATCTGCTTTGCTTCTTGGGCCTTTTCGTACTGGCCTGAGCTGGAGAGCATGACAGTATTTTCGTCTTCTGTTGCGTCGAAGACACCACCGGTTGACGTGTCCCCGCCTGAAAGATTGAATTGAATATACCCACTGCCGATGCCTGGCTCCTTCAGCTGAATCGCCGTGATGGAGCTAACTGGAATATCCTTGTCTCCTTTCGAGCCGCCCTGAGTAAAGAATGCCATACACCCAGAGCGGGAAATCCGAACCTTATTCTCGAACACCAGAACAGCACCGTTCTGTCCATCGAAGCTGTACAGAGGCTTGCTTTCGTTCATGTCGGACTTGGGCTGGTCAATGGAGATAGTCGCGACTGATCGCTTTACAGTGGCATCCGCCTGCGGAATCAGAACAGCAGCGAGACACCGAGCAGGATTTGTCGAGCACGATGTCGAGGACGTTCAGCGAGTCGAAATCAGGGTAGCAGCCGTGGGCATCCATGCGGCAGTGTTTTCTGTCCCGTAATCTGGGCACTCGTGCGCGAAGGGGTAGCAGAGGCCGGGCATGGAGGGGGAGGTTATAGAGGTATGAGCGACGTTGTGGGCTTATTGTACATCATCCTTCTGGTGCGCTACGTTCCTAGCGCTCGCGCAACTCTTTCGCTCGCTTGATCCGATACTCGAAGTGCTCCCTCTGCTTCTGGGTAAGATCCGCTGCATCAACGGCCTTCTTCGAGATCGCAATTTCGCTGTCGTAGTTTTTTTCCTGGCGGTAGATGATGGCGAGTCTCTTGTAAGGTGCCGTGCCTACAAATCCCTTCTCTACATTCTTCCTGTAAAGCTCCTTCGCTTCTTTGATAAGCGCGTCCGCTTCCTCGTCATTCCCCTCGTCGCGCTCTTCTCTTGCCTCTCGCTCAAGATTGCGGGCCTTCTTGTTTCGACCGAGCGCACCTTCTACACCGATCTCATTGATGTCGTCAACGATACTTTGAAGGCTTTCCTCACTCTCGGTTTTTTCGGTGGTAGCGGTCTCGGATTGCCTGTCTCGTTCCGAGCTTTTTGCCTCCTGAACTGTCTCAGTCCTGCTGGGCTGGGTCATTGATCCCGCAACTACCAATCCGACAATAACTCCAAGAACGCCGCCTAGAGCGACACCTACGGCTCCGGCGAGTAGACCGCCACTGGAAGCACCAGCAATAGCTACAGTCAGGATAGCCATCGGTGTTGTGCAACCTGACGATTGGTCTGTAGTCATACCCAGTAAGGGTGCTGAAAGGTGTGTTCAGTTCAGCGGTGGAGGTCACACGGGCACCTGCCCGAGAAATCGGATTTACTCGCTGGAATCCGGCACCTCGCCAACAGTTTGCTCATCAGTACGAGCAGAACCTGATATTCTCGCCCCAAGCACTTCAAAGTGAAATGTGTACTCGTTCATAGTTCCCTCAACGTCGATCGGAAGCACCAGACGAAATGTCTTCCCAACGTTTTCCTTAACCGCCTCAACATCGTCCTGACCTGCAACCTGATTCGGCGGGAATAACTGTTCTACATTTAGACCGTACTCCCCCATTTCAAGTCTGTCCGCCGGAATCAGCATCGTACTGCTTGATGCATTCCGAGGAATTCGGAGCGCGGGAGGGGCGTCATTGCGCTCGTTGTACGACATTTCTCCCGTCACAAGCCGCTTCGTAGAACCGTCCGGCGACACATAGATGGCATCTGGAAGCTGAACCTGAATTGTGTGCTCAGACTTGTTTTCAATGTTCGCCAGAAAAGCTTTATTCGATACCAAAATTCCAGCCGCTACTAAGCTGTCCTCGTAGACGTACTTAGTACCTTTTGTAGTATCTTGCTCGGTCACCTCGTAGTCTCCCCATCGTTTTTGCACATCTTCGGGACGCTCAACGCGATCTAAGCCAATATTGTACGTCAGAGACTGCGTCTGAGCACACCCGACGATTAAAAAAATGACTAGCGCTGGGATAGCGTATCGCATCACGATACTGTCAGTTGATTAGAGTCAAACGAGCACCCGCCCCATCAATTAATCGCCTCCTTCAGCATCTTCCCCATTTGATCAGTCACGGTTTCAAGAACGCCTTGTGCCGTAGCCCGCGGCCACAGAACCCGACCCCTGACCTGCATTCGGATCGGATTATCATACCCATCGACGCGATAGAAATCTTCATCTACGTGTTTGAGCCGGTACTCCTCTTCTGGACCGTATTTCCGCCCCAGTAAAGCATTTTCAGACATCTTCGCCAGGTACAGGCATACCTGCGCCTCATCTTGGCCCCACCACACAATGTAGCGTCCCGGCTCACTCACAGTCTGCTGCCGGAGACAAAAGCAAAAGCTACCGTCCTGAATCCAGGGCTCCATTGAGGTACCGCTGACACGACACCAAAACGCTTCGTCCCGACCTGGGACGCGCCCCACCTCAGACTCGATAAGTCGTTGATCCACAGTGAACGTGTCGTCTGCCTTTCGACCCGGGCCGCCCCCAGCGCGGGTCAAGGGATGTGTCACTTGCTCGGGCGTAACATCGTCTTCACCTCCTGAATCGTCAAGATCCGGCTTCTCTCCCTCGCGCATTGGTCCTGACTCCGTGCGTAGCCACTCTTCGCGCACACCTGCGTGGCGGGCAACTTTGATGATTGTGCTCTCCTCTACATCCTGCGTTTTGCCGTTCACGATTCTGTTGACCGCTGAGCGGCTAATAGACACATCTTCAGCCATTTGAGACTGGTTGCCGTCGTAGAGTTCTCGTAGCACCCTCCCTATACGGGCAGGTATACCTTTCAGCCCCTCCTCAGGGGGTGTGCTTTGAGCTACAGCATTCACAGCAGCTTTATGTGTTTTGTTGAAACCTGTGGTTTAAGCTACAGTCTAACCCACCGCAACGACGACAGTCTTTCGTATGACACTCGACAGGATAGCGAGTCAGATGCCGACACGCAAGCGCAAAAAGACCATCCGCTACGAGCCGGACACGCTCGATCAGATTGCCTACGTGGCCGAGCGGATGGACACCCGCGAGTCGACGCTCATGCGGCGCCTCCTCACCTCGCACAAGAGCATCGAGACGCTCTACCGCGAGTGGCAGCGCATTGAGCGAGAGGTCTCGAAGCTGGGCTCCAAGCCCGAGCGGAAGCTGGAGGAGCGCCATGACGCTTTGATGGACCGTCTCGGGGAACTGTCGGAGGCGGAGCAGCACCTGCTCGATGAGATCCAGGCAGAGCTCCGCGAGCAAGAGCACGAGGAGGAGGCCGTCCCCGCGTAGCGCACCGTGTGCACGCGTGCTTCCTCCCTCCTGTTGCTGAGACCACCTATGGCATTTTCCGACCGCAACCCCATCGACATCTGGCGAGACGCCTACCAGCGCCTCTGGCACGACCTCGAAGATGAAGGTCGCAGCCCACGGCACGTAATTTCCGGATGGGCGGACATCAAGCCCTCCACCGCAGGGGCGTGGAAGCGGGGCGACTGCACGCCGCGGTGGTCGAAAATCCTACGCCTCTCGCGGGCGGCCTGCGCGGAGGACTACACGCACCTGTCCACGCTATTTGTGGACGAGACGCACATGATCACCAAGCGGGAACGGGCGGCGATCGTCACGGGCACGCTGCACGACAATATCCGCGACCTAGACCGTGTCGAGAGCGCGCTTTGGGAGGTAGATGAGACCGGTGACGTGGACCAAGGCCGACAAGCGGTCAAGGAGCTGCGGGAAGAGGCTAACGAGCTGGAAGCGGAGCTGGACCGCATGGAGTCGACCAGCACCCAATAGACATGCAAACCCCACCACGTACCAAGATTGGACGCCTCACGGCGAGGAAGGCGAAATCTATGCTGCGGATCTGGTATTGGACCGGCAAGCCTCACAGCTTCGGGCGGAAGAAGAGCCAGTGGCTGGTTGCGGAGTCTTACCGACTCGCCGGCATCAAGCCGATCCCATTCTACATGCGAAGTGAATCTGCATAAGCGGGCGTAGCTCAGCTGGTAGAGCGCCACCGACGGACCGACAGGTCCACCACGGTGGAGGCCGAGCGTTCGACTCGTTCCGCCCGCTCGACACTCACTAGAGATGATCACCGACCAGCGCCCTGGGGCACGTAGCGTTAGCTACAGAAAGCCCCGCCCGGTCGCCGCCGGACGAGGCGCTTGGTCACAACCAAAGTGACACTATGCCAAATACCGAGCCAAGAAGAGGTTCCTACACCTTGCGCTTTGCTAAACTCGGCGGACAAATCATCGCTTTCACGCGCATCCGAAAGCATATCGGCGGTGAGGGGCAAGGCAAACACCGCCGCGTCCGCCTGTTTTCGTCTCGCGATCGCCCAATGGCCGACCTTAAGCCGTCGTCGTTTCAGTCGATGGTAGAGGACGGCCTGATCCGCCGACTTCAGCTCCCTCACAGCTTGAAGGAATTCGCGGAGGACCTCTCAGACAAGATCGGAGATGTGTACACCCCGCAGGAGGCGCTAAGCATCTTTCAGCAGCGCCTTCAGGACCACGCCACAACCCTCGAAACCGACATTGCAACGAGCCCGGCGCCGGTCGGGGTGGGCAGTAATCATGGCTGACGTCGGCAAGAGCACACGCGCGGGTCAGAAGGACCTACCCGACCCTGCCGCCGAAAAACGCGAGTTGCGGCGGATGGTGCAGGCAGTTGAAAAGCGTCGGGATCTCTTTGAGAAACGGCTTCAAGCCCTAGAAACCCCTGAAGAGACCGTCCTTGAGGGGTTGACCGAGCGAGAGAAGGGACTCAGGTCCGCGTTGCGCTTCTGCCTTAACAAGATCAATAATGCCCTTGACGGCAGAGGTGATCAATCATGAACTGGAAAGTCCCAAAAGATATGGTTGATCAGGAAGAGCGCATCCGCGAGCTAGAGCAGGAGGTGGAGCGGCTGCGAGAAGCAGCTGAAGATGCCGTGACTCAAATTTTTCTATCGAGTGATGGCCGAACTCTTGACCATCACGACCGCCAAAACCTGCTTGACGCTGGCGAAAAGCTACAAGACGCCCTCGACCGCGGAGGTGATCAATCATGACCCCTGGACAACAGAAACGCCGGGAGACCACCGAGGAGATGCAGCGCCGGCAGCAGGCGAACGAGAAGATTCGGGAGCTGGAGCAGGAGAATGAGCGACTGCGAGAAGGGCTTCAGGAGATTATTGACTTCATCGAAGAGGAGCAGTCAAAGAAGCAGTTCCCGAAGTATCCTGCGCTTGCCGGATACGCCAAAGGCATAGCACGACGCGCCCTCGACGGCGGAGGTGAAACATCATGATCCGTCGACTCACCCTCGGCCACCAGTCTGATATCCGACCCGCCCACCTCCGGCGTAGACTTGAGGCCGCAGAGGTGATCGGCCTCACGTCAAGTCTGGCAGCTAAAGCCTACCTGCATGTCACCCTCACCGACACCCTAGAAGACCATGCCTCAAGCTGAACCCAAAGATCGCCCCGGCGCGGACGTGGCGCCCATCGACCGCCGCACGGCCTACGAGCCGCGCGATGTGGACTGGACGGGCAAGATCGGCCCGTACGTCTATCGCGCTTGGCGGGTCACCCGCCCGCACCTATCAGACCCCGTGCGGGCGGTCGTGAGGAAGGATGGCAAGCCCCTTTGCGCCTGCCGCCACGTCGGCCCTGTGACGAGCTCGGTGTACCACGAGCAGCCTAGCCACGAAGCGCTACGCCACTTTTTGCTCGGCAAGGTCCGGCGCAGGCGCGTCCCGCAGACGGGTAGCATTCCCAGCCACCCCTGTTGGAAAAAACGCCTACAGCGCCGCCGTGAGCGACGTGAGAAGGAACGACAACGGTACGACGTGAAGACCGAGCGGGCCAATGGGAAAACGCGCAATCGGCTCGTGCGGAACTGACTGAGCCCTGAAGAGCGGAGAGAGAGACCGCGAAACGCCTGCGACAATGGTCCCCAGGACGGTGCAGGCGTTGGCATTTACCCATGTTCTCGATCACAGACACTCGCTTACGCCATGAGTGATCCAACCGAAGCACTGCAAAAGTCCAACGGAACTGGCATCTCCGGGTCGATCCAGATCCAGAGCATCGACGACCTGAGCCGCGTCTCCGCCATGATGGCCAAGTCCGGTTTTTTCGACGACGCGAAGAGTGCCCATCAGGCCGGCGTGAAGATCATGGCAGGCATGGAGCTGGGCATCCCGCCCGTCGCGTCCGTCCGGGGCATCGACATCATCGACGGCAACACCTCTTTGTCCAGCGCCCTAGTCGCGGCGCTCATCAAGCAGCACCCATATTACGACTACAAGGTGAAAGAAGTCACCGATAAGCGCTGTGAGATCGCCTTTTACGAGAATGGACAGCTAGTGGGCACAGCGTCCTATTCTTTTGAAGAGGCCGAATCCGTTGTCGCCTGGGAAGACGCCAACGGGGAACACAGTCTTACCGAAAAAAACAACTGGCAGAACTACCCGTCGGACTGCCTTTTCGCTCGGGCGATTTCTCGGGGGCGCCGCCGCTTCTGCCCTGACGTCGGCCAGGGGAGGCTCTACACCGCCGAAGAAATGAACGCCAGCGGCGAGCCGCAGGTCGTCGACGCGGAAGTGGTTGATGGTCCTGAAAACGGCGAGGCTGACCGCGACACAACGGACGCCGATGAGCCGGCCGGCGAGAAGCCCGGCCCCGAAGAGGCCGCTGGCGAAGAGACTGTTGGCAACGACTACGACGACCTTCCCTTCGAGGCCCCGAAAGACCCGCCACCCCAAGACGTCAAGCGCTTCCACGCCCTCGGCACCGAGCTCTACGACGACTGGGACGAAAAGCGCCCCGAGCTGGTCGAGTGGGTGACCGATGGCCGCACCGACTCCTCGAAAGACCTCGACGCCACTGAACTGGACAAGCTCATCCGCGGCATGGAGGACAAGCTCGGCGACGAAGCCGAGCAGATGATCGGATAGCAAAATTATGTCCGCGGACATAATTCTCTCTCTTTCTGACTACTAACCCCCTATCTCCTATGAGCTTTTCGATGCCAGAATACGACACCGTCGACCCCGACCAACCCAACATTCCCTCGGAGGGATGGCATGACGCGACCGCGATTGCCTTTCAGCCCGATGAGTCATCGGGCGGTGACGACATGATGGTCGTCACCTACCGCATCGACAACGGCGACGACAAGGGCCTGGAGATCCGAGACTGGTTTGTCTTCGGCCTCTCGTCGATGATCGGCGAGCGCCAGCTGAAGAAAATGTGCGAGTGCGCGGATTTCGCCTGGGAGCAGGCCGATACCCTTCCGGCCTTTGTCGCCCAGTTCCCTGAGTTCGAGCTCCGCATCGGCCTCAAGGTGGAGTGGGGCTACTCCATCAAGCGAGGCGGCCAGTACGAAGACATCAGCGAGGAGCGCTACCAGGAGCTCAAAGAGCAGGGCGAAAACCCCAATATCAACACCAACATCGAGGGATACCGCGCGCCAGAGTCCCGCAGTGAGCTCGCCGCATCCACGTCCACCGGCGATGGCGCTCCCACTGAGGAGACGTTTGAGCCGGACGGAGACGTCCCGTTTTAGAACCCGCTCGTTGATTTTTTGCGCACACAAGTCCCTGCCTGAGGCAGTGTCGGGCAGGGACACCCCCCTGTTATGAACTTACCGTCTCACATACCTGAGCACTGGGCCTGCTGGTTCGTCGGCTTCGTTGACGGGGAAGGACACCTTCAAATTCCTCCAGGCGGCGTTACACCTCGACTGGTAATACACGTCCGGCGTGATGACTGCAAGATCATAGAGGAGATCCACTCTGTCACGAAGGCGGGAAGCGTCTATAAGGTCTCTAAACAATACGACCGGGATAATGGCAAAGACTCAAGAGACCAGCTTAAATGGAGGGTTCACTCAATAAGCGATCTGACCGACAAGATCCTTCCCATCTTTGAGTTTCAGCTACCTCGGAGCAAAAAGTACCGTGAGTATCTGATTTGGAAAGAGGCCATCGAGGTGATGGCATCGATGGACCCATGTCCGAGTCGGGATCAGAAAATGGAGTCCCTCAAACAACGCTTGCACAGAACCCGCCACTCGCTGACATGAGCCATACAAAACGAAAGACCTCCCGCCTGGAGGGGCGCGGCTTTGAGCTGCGCCCCTACCAGGAGGAGGCCCTACAGACATTCGAGAAGCTATACAACAGAGGCGTCAATCGCCAACTGCTCGCCGCGGCGACCGGCACGGGGAAAGCACAACCGGTAGATGAGCCAGTTCTCACGCCCAACGGGTTCGTTCCAATGGGTGAAATTGAGCCAGGTGATCAAGTAATATCGCAGGATGGCTCCCCTACGAAAGTTCAGAGCATTCATCCACAAGGTGAGAAAAAAATCTATCGTGTTGCCTTTTCCGATGGCACGTATACCCGGTGCACTGCAGGCCACATCTGGTCCGTTCAGACTAAATCGCAGAAGCATCGAGGTCACGGATTCAAAAACAAGACGCTCCGAAAACTCACCGGTGATTTGACAGGCGAAAATGGAAACCGGAAGTGGTTTCTTCCTCTGGTCGAGCCTGTCCAATTCCCTGACCGACTTTTGAATCTCGACCCGTACGTATTAGGGGCTCTTCTCGGCGACGGTTCATTCCGTCATTCCCTGAATTTCCATAGCGGAGACAAGTTTGTTGTGCGAGAGGTTGACCGCCGCCTCGGCCGTCTTGGTGATTTGAAGCATGAGTCTGGCCCTGATTATCGAATCAACGCTGGTGGTCAAGGACGATCAGGCGGCTCTGACCTCCGGAAAATTCTTACACGTCTCGACCTGATGGGTGCATACTCACACCAGAAGTTTATTCCAGCTAAATACAAATACTCCCCTGCCGAAGACCGACTCTCGCTTCTCCGGGGTCTAATGGACACAGACGGCACCGTTAGCAAAAGCGGCACGGGGGTCTTCTCTTCATCTTCGGGACGCCTTGCAGACGACGTAGCTGAGATCGTTCGCTCTCTAGGAGGCACAACCCGAGTCCGAGAAAAACCGACATCTCACCGGATGTCATATCGCGTTGGGGTAAACCTTCCAATGAATCCGTTCTCCGTCCCGAGGAAAGCGGCCCCGTTCAAGAAAGACTCGAAGCAAGGCCGCACAAAGGCAATTGAGTACATTGAGCCAGCCGGGAAGCGGGAAGCTCAGTGTATCAAGGTCACATCGCCAGATGGATTATATGTCACCAGGGGCTATGTGGTGACACATAACACCGTCGTCGCCGCTCACCTTCCTGAGGCATTTCCCGAACTGTTTCGGCGAGGCATGATGATGGTAGCCCACCGGAAGGAGCTCGTCTTCCAAGCCGCCGAGACAATGCGGGAAGTGTGGCCCCAGATGCGCGTCGAGATCGAAATGGGTGACCACCGCGCATCTCCACGTGCCGACATCGTCGTCGGCACGGTTCAGACCATTGCGCATCAGGGAAGCCAGCGCCTGCAGAAGTACGACCGCCACTCTGACATTGGCCTCTTGGTGATCGACGAGGCGCACCACTGCTCTCCAGGGAGCCAATACTCGGGCCTGTGTGACCACTTTGGAATCGGGCCGGAGGAAGAGTTTACGCTGGAAAACGGCCGTGACCGGATGCTTCTCGGGATGACGGCCACGCCGAACCGGCACGACAATGTCGGCCTGCACCACCACTTCGACGAGATTGCCCAAAACTACGACATCCGCTGGGGCATCGAGCAAGGGTGGCTGGTCGACATCGATGCCCAGCGCATCGAGACCGAAACGGACATCTCCGAGGTCGGCACCGATGGGGATGATTTCAAGGTATCTGAGCTCCAGGAAGCCGTCGACACGCACGAGCGGAATGAGGTGATCGTCAAGGCGTTCGAGGAGCACGGCGGGAGCCAGGGCCTCGCGTTTACTGCTGGCGTCGACCAGGCCCACACGCTGGCCGATGCGTTCCGGTCGTATGGAATCTCCGCGGCGGCCATCGACGGCTCGACCGAGCAGGTAAAACGGAAAGACATTGTCCGGCAGTACAAGTCCGGAAGCATTCGCGTCCTTACCAACTGCAACGTCGCCACTGAGGGGTTTGATGTGCCAGGGGCGGATACCCTCCTCATGGCCCGGCCGACCAAGAGCACGCCCCTCTACGTGCAGTGCATTGGCAGGGGTACTCGGCCCTGCTTTAACCCAACCGCACCGACGGCCCAGAAGCGCCGAAAAAACATCCGGCAGTCCGAGAAGCCCTACATGAAGATCCTCGACTTCTGCGACCAGGTCGGCGACCACGACCTGATGACCGCGCCGCAGCTCTTTGGGCTCGACCCCGAGTACGAGACTGGCTCTGAGACGCTCACAGAGGCGCGTGAGGAGATCGACCGGATGCAGGAGGATCACCCCGGCAAGCCGTTCGAGAAGGCACAGAGCCTAGAGGAGATCGACGTGATCGCCGAGCAGGTCTCCGTGTGGGACGTCGCAGAGTCCAGCGTGGAGGAGCTCGGCGACGAGACGGACCTTTTCTGGATGCAGCTCTCCGACGACGTCCTGCAGCTGCAGATCCCACACGAGCCGGACGGCTACGACGTGACCCAGGACGTGACGATGCGCCTGGAGCGCGACCGCCTGGGACGCTGGCAGACGATCGAGCGCAAAAAACCGGTCTACCGCGACGGCCAGATGGTTCTCAAGCCCTTTGAGCAGGAGGGCAAGCGCTACAGCACGAAGGAGGAGGCCCTGGAGGCCATGGACCGGTACGTGCGGCGGAAGTACGCTGATGCCATGCCGCTCATCTCGAAGGGGATGGACTGGCAAGACCGCCCGGCGACCAAGGGCCAGCTCAAGTACCTGCGTCGCCTCGACGTCCATATCCCCGATGGTGAGGACCTCAGCCGCGGCAAGGCCTCGCGGCTCATCAACGCAGCCAAGACCCAGAGTTGACCCGCAAAGGTCTCTAACACTATTCGCGTGCACCCACACACGCACATACACGCACACAGCCACACGCACCCACACTACTCCCTGGTAACGTAATAGTGTTAGACACCCCCTCAGATATGCCCGAGACGTTCAAACAGCAGGTTCAAGGCGGCTACGAGAAGGCAAGCTTCCAGCCCGACCGGTTCGCAAAGCTTCCTCGAGAGATGATCGAGGACATGCGGCCGGTGTTCGCGGGCGGCGGACTACGGTGGACTCCGCTCGCGGTGAGCCACATGGTCGCTCGTGCGAAGGCGCAGGCCGGCGCGCAGGGCGAAGCCGCATTCGAGAGCGCCGGGCACGAGTGCGGTGTAGGCGAAGGCGAGTTCGTGTACACGCAGGCGTCGTGTGCGGAGGATTTCATGGCGCGGTTTGGGGCGGAGCCGGAAGACGTCTACGACGAGAATGGTGAGTTCACCGACGCGGCCCGTCGCCAGTACCAGCAGATCCACCGAGCGTTCGATCAGATTCGGGGCAGTTGGGCAGAGGAGCGCCGCGAATGTAAACCGGGAACGAAGGTACTCGGGACGATCTGGAGCCTGGTCCCGCTGACCGTCGACCAGATCGAGACGCTGCCTTCGTGCCAGTCGCTCGACGTTCGGCCTACTGACCTCGGCGATGATGAGCTACTGGATTTCTGCACCGACCGGGACGGCATGGTCGATGTCGCGTGCTGGTACCAGATGCTCGCTCGCCGTTACCATCCGGAACGTTTCCGCCAGGCGGAAACCTGTTCCAGCGTCCGCGACCGGGGCACGTACTCGGATGCGGTGGCGTGGGCACAGGCGTTCGCCCGCGATGGATCGTGCCCACACGAAAGGGACCGCGGCGAGCGGCACATGTCCATCGGCGCGTTTCGGGATTCGGACCTTGGCAAGATGGGCGTGAAAGACGATACGCCGTGCTCGGTGCCGTGGGTGGTGTTGGAGGCAGAGGCTGGCGACCTGGTGGACCGATACGAGGCCACGCGGCGCATCCTCGAGGCTCTCGATGCAGAGGGCGCCGACCTGTCGGAGGTCGTGGTCTCCTACTCCGGCAACACGTCGTTCCACGTCCGCATCCCGACGGGCATGGTCGGGCGCCCCGTGTTCGAGTCACCCGGCACTGCGGAGACCGTGCTGCGCCGGTTTGCGAATGAGGTGTGCGACGAGGAGCTCGACGTCAATCTGTTCGACCCGCGCCACCTGATCCGCTGCATCGGCTCGGTGCATGAGGAGACTGGCCGCCACGTGTCGGGCTTCCACGGAGACACGTTCCTCGAGCTGAGCTTGGAGGAAGCGGTCCAGGCCAGCAGTGAGCACTACCCGTTCGCGCTCCGAGACCCCTTCGAGGTCGAGTCCACGGGGCTCCGGGCGTGCATGGACGAAGCCGCGCAGACCCTGAGCCAGTTCTGGATTCCGGAGTTCGATGAGTGTCCCAACCTCGACGAGTCGAGCGGCGCGGTCCAGGCGGCCATGCAGGGCGTCGAGGAGTCTGAGCACTGGCACGAGAAACACGTGGGGCGGAATAAGGCCACGTTCATTGCTGCCTGCTATCTGATTGAGCAGCAGGGCGAGCAGCGGGCTTGGCAAAAGACGCTCGACGTGAATGATCGGCACAGCCCGTCGCTGCCGAAAAACGAGGTGAAGAGCTGCTTTGAGTCTGCTCAGCGAACTGTTCGGTAGATATGCCTGACCCTTACGCGACCATTGGCAACGTGAGGCTTTACCACGCCGACTGCCGAGACATTCTGCCATCACTGGCGACAAAAACAGTGATTACTGATCCAGTATGGCCAGGCGCTGATGTGCCCCTTGAGGGTAGAGACAACTGTGTTCGTCTCCTCGAGGAGACGCTTCAGAATTGCCTTACCGCGGAGCGGCTGGCCCTTCACGTTGGGTGCCGCACGGACCCTCGTCTTTTCGAGACTGTGCCGGAACGGTTTGAGTTTTTCAGGGTCGCGTGGCTCCGGTACAGCGTCCCTTCTTATCAGGGTCGCGTCTTAAACGGGGCTGATGTTGCGTATTTGTACGGCCATCCCCCTTCACCACCCGAGTATGGCCACCTCGTCCCAGGTGAGTTTATCGAAAACGGTGCTAAAGGAAAAGAGCGGGATCACCCCACACCCCGGAAGCTGAGCCATGTCGAATGGCTCGTGAAGTGGTGGTCTGAGCCGACTGATCTTGTAGTCGACCCATTCGCAGGAAGCGGCACCACGGGCCTCGCCGCGATGCGGTGGAATCGGGAGTGCGTCCTGGTTGAGATCAAGGAGGAGCACTGCGAGACGGCCGCCCGCGCCCTTAAGCAAGAAGCGAAGCAACCAAAACTGATTTGACATGCCCCTGACCTCAGCCCAACGCGCTTACGCTGCTGCGTACCAGACCGCGCTCGTCGAGGATGATGACGAGCCGGACCCCGACGCCTTCGGCATCAATGAGGGCACTGCCGAGATGGTGCAGGCTCGCGTCGAGAAGGGCACCGTCGACTACGACGAGGTGCCCGCGATGCTTCAGCCTCCGGAACTCGAAACTGATTGATATGCCCTTTGAGCGCAGTTGCTACCCGGACGATTGGGACGACATATCGGACCGCATCCGCTTCGGTCGTGCTGGTGGCCGGTGTGAATGTGAAGGGCAGTGCGGCCATGTCCATCCAGACGGCCGATGCCGGGCCGAACACGGAGAGCTACACCCTGCAACAGGTTCAGAGGTCGTGCTCACGGTCGCACATTGGCCGGACGATGATCCGCAGAACACAGATCCAGAAAACCTGCATGCGATGTGCCAGCGGTGTCATCTTTCGGTTGACGCCGGGAAGCATGCTCAGAAAGTGAAGTACGGCCGTCACCACAATCGCGAACATCAACTTGAACTCAACCTCGACCATGCCGACTTCTCCAACTGATCTTATCGCCGTATCGGATGACTCGTGGACGGACTATGAGTCGCTGGACGATGCGGTCGACCACATCAAGGAACTTCGTGAGGATGAACTCGGCCTTCTCCAAGAGATCGGCGAGCGAAAGAAAGACCGCGCACTCGTGCGGTTTTGGGTCGGAGAAGTCGTTGCGCTGCTGCAAGGTGAGGCTGAGTACGGCGACGACATTATGGGCCAGGTTACCGATCAGGTCGGTGTCTCGAAGAGCTACCTCCGCGAGAGCCGGCAGTTCTACGACGCGCATGACGGATCGGAGCAGGCCTGCCGCGCGTGGATGGACCAGGTCGAAAAAGAGCGCGGGCACGTCCACTGGTCCTACTGCCGGAACTGGGCTCGGAAACAGCTTTCCGGGGATGACTGGGAAGAGGACAACCAAAAAGTCGAAAGCGAAACCAAGCGACTTGAGCGCCGGGCGGAGCGCCTAGAGCAGGATGCCCGCGAGACGGAAGAGCAGGTCATGCAGTCCAACGCCGACGAAGAGAAAAAGGCGGAAGCACTCGGGGCTGCCGCCCGGGCCCGCCAGGTCGCCGAGGAGACCCGACGCCGGGCCGGAGAGCTTCAGCTTGACGACTATGAGCGCGTCGAGTCGGACCGGTGGCGCGAGATGGTCACGACGGTGGACTGCTTTGCCTGCGGCCGGGCCGGAAGCCGGGAGGACATGAACCCGCACCACCTGGAGCGCAGCGGACACGGCACCAAAGGGCCCGACACCGAGACGATCGCCCTCTGCACCGACTGCCACCGGAAACTGCATGACATGGCGGAAGAGGAGTTTTGGGGGTTGGTTGGCGTGAACCCGTGGAAGAAACTGTGCCAGCGCATTCTCAGTCCGGCCCTGTCGGCGCTAGATCTCGACGCGCTGGCTGAAGAGCTTGAGCCGTACTTTCGCACGTGAAGCTCCTGACACAATGCCATACAGAGAGACATCGTTGGCCGAGCGCAAACGAGCGGCTGCCCTGTACGACGCCGGGCTGTCATCGAGGGAGGTGTCGGAGGTTATGGGTGGTCGTCCAGTTCCTCAGAGCGTGCTCCGATATGCTGACCTCTATGGAAATGGGCGACGCGACCAGCCGGAAGCCCGTCGGATGGCATCCTGGACGAAGCAAAAGAAGCGACGGGCCAAATCACTAGGCTGGCTGTACACGGAGCTCAAGTCTGTACGAAAAGTCACTGATCGTTGCGGACTGTGCCGGCAAACGGTGATGAAGTACTTGCAGAGCGATCACAATCCATACGCATACCCGTTGACTTCTCCCCTTGATGAATAGAGGGGATTCTTGCTCACGCAAAAGACGTTCTGTTTCACAGGACCAGCCTTAACTATTCACGTGCTCAAAAGCAGAGGTGAGTCAAGGTCTTACGTGTCCTCCGCAGACATTAGCACCTTTCGGTGCTCCCGTCAGCCCGACGGTACAGGTACTCAAATTAAATCGTGTCGCCCTTGGTTATCGGTGCGACACTTTTTGCACGAACTGCCATGCGAGAAGGTCCGTGTATCTCCCGGATGAATCAGCCCCCTCGCGCTCTCCCAATACTATAAACTGACCCTTTTGAGCCCATGAGCAAAACGCACGTTCGACTTGATCAACTCCGTGATAACCCGAACCAGCCTCGCATAGGCACCGGTGACCTGGAGGGCCTCGCGCAGAAAATACTACAGTATGGTCTTCGGCAACTCCCCGAGGGCCGTCTCCTTGTGGACGACAATCAGCCCAGCTACACCGAGTATACGTATACTCAAGGATCGGACTGGTATCTGGAAGAAGATGAGATTGCCGTCGTCGAGATTGCCTGCGGCCACCGCCGCGCGGAAGCAATACAGCTTCTCAACGATGACGCCACGATCACGGATGCGGATCTCCGAGGTGCTGGGCTTACACCGGGGCATGTACCAGTCGACCTGCAGCGCCTCTCTGACGAAGAGATGCTCGACCTGCTCACGATTGAGAATGCGGCCCGGGAGGATCTTTCGCCCGTTGAGCAGGCGCGTCTAATCAAGCGACATTTGGAGGCTGGGCGCACTCAGGCAGAAGCAGCGGAGGTATTTGGGTGCTCTCAGTCTTGGGTGTCACACCGCACAGGGCTACTTGAGCTTCCAGATTATGTCCGCGGACATATTCACGACGGGGAGCTCTCGGTGAGCCAGGCCCGCGCCCTCAAGCCCATCTTCGAGGCTGACACGGAGAACGTTGACTTCCCAGAGGGCAACAGCTTCCACCCGGAGACCATCATTGAGAACGCCTTAGGCGGCACGCCTTCCGGCACGCTCCGGAAGCAGGTCACACAGTTCGAGTCGTGGCTCCGGCAGCTGAAGGGGGAGACTCAGGAGGAGATTCGGAAGCAGGAGTACGAGCAGGAGCTTGAATCGGACTTGCAGAACGATGAACCAGAGTCGAATCAACGAGATGCGGAGAAGCCTGATCAGAGTGATGAACGAGACAATGCCAGAGCACCGGCCGAGGACGCTCTTGGTACCAGCGATCGAGGATCACGAAAAACATCTTCCAGTCAGCGGAAAAACCTACAAGCAGGGCAAAAAGGAAGACGCACTGGCGAACGTGACGAATCGGAGGGGTCGGCCTCCGAGTCAGTAGGTGCTAACGGTGAAGCGTTTCAGCTGGATACTCAACCTTCGACCTCAACCGACCCTGACCAACGGGTTAGAAAAGCAGAGGAGATCGTCGCGACCGTAGCGCGGCAGCTTTCCGACAAGGTCGACGCGGCTACGCCCACGTGGGCCTTGATGGCGCTTGGGGCCGGACGGTCGGCCGATCGTCGGACTCTGATTGAGCAGCAGATTTGGAGCCGGATGTCGCAGGTCGAGGCCAACGACGCGCGAGAGATCGCCGGGGCAATTCGGGACTGGCTTCGGCCGATGGGGGTGACCGGGATCGAAATTCCACAGATGACTTCTTCTGAACAAATATGACGGAAGGTGCGAGGGTGCTGCGCTACGCTCGTATTCACTCCCCGTACACTCAATACCACGAGTAGCCATGCCCGATCCCGACACGCAACATACCATTTGGCGCACCGGTGATCAGTGCCCCGACTGCGGCCGCGAGACGATCAACACAGATGGACGCTACCGCTGGTGTGGCTTCCCGCATTGCAACTGGGGCGACTACCCGAATAGTGACAACGGTGATCAAAATGAGTGAACAGCAAGCCGACTACGACACCACGAGCGACACGGAGCACAAGGAGCCGCCGCGGCACGTGGGGTGAGGTACAATCAAAAAGTTATCCGATATGGAGCTAACCATAGAACTTGTCCCGAAAACATCTTGGTACTCAAACGTGCGGAGCGAGGTGAGCGACCGTGAATGGGATGCAATCCGGAAGGCTGTGTACCGCCGTGCTGATTACAAGTGCGAGGTCTGTGGAGATACGGGAGACGAGCACCCGGTCGAATGCCATGAGGTGTGGCACTACGATGATGAAAACCACACCCAGCGGTTAAAGCGCATGATAGCGTTATGCCCCGACTGCCACCAAGTCAAACACATCGGGTATGCCTCCACGCAAGGAAAAGGACACGAAGCGGCCGAGCACCTTGCAAAAGTGAATGACTGGACGCTTTTCGAAGCAATGGAATACATCCAAGACTCTCTTGAGCAATGGAGGGAGCGAAGCCAGCACGAATGGACGCTAGACACGTCCATCCTCAACTGCGAGGAGTATGAACGCTTCCTCGAAGAGCGTGGCGTTCATGCCACATAACACCGGACATCAGCTGCGCCGACAGCGATCACGTTCATAGAAATGGCCAACCCAGAATCATGTCCGAACCGACCGAAAACGCCGACCAAGGAGCGTCGGCTGTAGCAGAGAGTTCTGTGCCCACGTGCGCGGAGTATTACATTCGCTTTTTAAACGGGAAAGTACAGCAGATCTGCAGAAGTGAAGCACAGAAGTTGGTGAGGCATGGCTTTTACATTGGTCGGCGACGTGCACGAGATAGCATTGTGGCTACATGGAAGCTATCGAATCGCAATTTACACGTAAGACATCATCTGCCCACGTAGACAGCCTGCTACTATAGCTCTGGCGGGTGTAGAAAAATCCGCTTCTGGCGGGGTGGAGCCGATGCTGGCAAACGCAGCTTACCCGCGCCGCGGGTCGGGCACAGCGACCGTTGCGCCACCACTTTTACGTCCGCTTGGCCCGCAA